TCACTAGAAAAAGTTGGTGAACACGGAATACTCATTGACGAATGGACCACACTTCGCTCACGTAAAGGTGTGCTCGAAGGTTGGTTCCGTGAACTCAAAGGTGGTAGACTACATGGTAGACTATGGATTGTGGGTACTCCGACATTCCGTTGTCGTCATGAAGTTATTGCTAACTTACCTGCGGTTAATGCACCGTGGGGTAAAGAGCTACGTCAATGTCTTGTAGCAGAACCAGGTCGTAAGATCGTGGGTGCTGACTCAAGCGGTAACCAGTTTCGTAGTCTTGCACATTATGTTAATGATAAAAACCTGACAACTCAAATTCTGTCTGGTGATATTCATCAATACAATGCAGACATTATTGGTACTGATAGACGTACAGCTAAAACGTGGATCTATGCTTTCTTGTTTGGTGCTGGACCTACTAAGCTAGGCCAAGTCCTTACAGGTAAGAAGATTGTTAAAGCTGGTAATGATTCTATCGAAAAGTATGGCGATGCAATTCCAGGATTGCGTGGTCTAAAAGATAAGATCGAATCTATCTGGAAACAAACGTCTAATCATGGACCAGAAGGTTACATACCCGGTCTTGATGGTCGCCGTGTTTATACACCACAACCCTACCAAACCCTTAACTACCTGCTTCAATCTTGCGAAGCTATCACTACTAAATCTGCAGTTGCATATCAGATTGCAAAGATTAAAAGTGAAGGACTTGACGCACAACCTCGACTGTACTATCATGACGAGGTAGCTTGGTCTGCATCTGAAAAAGATGCTGAGCGAGTACTAGAGATTCTAACTGAATCATTTGCTGAAGGACCTAAGCAAGTTGGTGTTACTATTATGGCAGGTGAAGGATCAATTGGAGATAACTATGCAGATGTCCACTGATGAATCCATTGAATACCCTGGTTATATGGTTACTGCTCATCCGAAACCCGAAGGCTACGAGCCTAACGAGTGGTTTCATATGGTGAAATGTTATCATACTTCTAAGGGTCATATTATTAAAGACTGCTTAGCCTTTAGTAATCCTATTTACGATGAACCAGACAACCCGATGTATCGAAAACAAATCGATAGTATTTGGGGTGTTGAAGCTGTATGGACAATATAATGAAAAATATTAACATGCTTGTAGATACAGACTCAATCTTCTTTAAGATTGCATACGGTAATACAAGTGAATCAGACATGCGCAGCAACTACGATAAGTTTTGTCGTAAGATGGAGCTAACTGTACAAGATAAACTGTGCAACCCATTTGATGAGGACGAACATTTTAATGTGCATTATGCCGTCAAGGGTAAAGATAACTTTCGTAAAGAGGTTTACCCTGAGTATAAAGCAACTCGTCCTAATCTAGACCAAGAGATCCGAGATAAACTAAACTTCTTATTTAAGTATGCTGTTGACAAGGGCGCTCGTCCTGCTGATGGTATGGAAGCTGATGATTTAGTTTCAATCTGGGCTCATGAATCTCGGGATCACGGTGAACAATATGTAATCTGTGGTATCGATAAAGACTTACTGCAAATACCAGGCAATCATTACAACTATGGTAAAGATACCTGGCAATTCGTTGATGATGATACTGCACATTATAACTTAATGCTGCAGTGTTTAACCGGCGATAACTCTGATAATATTCCAGGACTAAAAGGTATTGGACCAAAGAAAGCTGAGAAAATACTTAAAGGTGTACCAACTAAACGCCAATGGAACAGAGTTCGTGCAGCATGGCGTGGTCATACTGGGTCCTTAAAACAATTAGACGTTAGCCATAAGCTATTGCGGATGCTAACATCATGGGAAGAATATGACGGTATTAGAGCACACCTTTCGAGTCAAACCTCTGTCGGCGAACAACATGACTTATCGAAACAAAGCGATAAAGCAGAGGCAGTACATTGACTATCAAAACGAACTACGTGATGAAATCCGAGGGGTCGAATGGCCCTTCGGTGATGATCAAGTAGAGTTCTATATAGTAGCCGGCTTCTCAAATCGAGCGGCCGATCTTGACAACGTAATTAAACCACTCTTCGATACTTACCAAGGTATCTTTGAAGAGTTTAATGATAACAAGGTATATCATGCAGAACTACACAAAACAATTACCCGAAAAGGAAGAGAGTTTCTCTTTGTCAGAGTGGGAAGAGTTGACCCTATTAAAATCAAAGAAGGCGAGACGCATTCAGAACAAGCAGAACAACTCTTTGAAGCGGAAACAAACTCGTAAAGCTAAAGAAGAAAGGCTTTGGAAATGACAAGATATGTACAAACAGAATGCCCCAAGTGTGATTCATCAGATGCGTTTACAATCTATGATGATGGTGCACACTGTTTTTCCTGCAACTATTCAACTAAGAAAGTTAGTAAAGAAATGAATGATTTCAATGCTATAACTACAACAACCTCATCTAATAGTTTAGATGAAATCGCAGAGCTCAATAGCTTTCCGATTACTAGTCGGGGTATTAGCAAAGCTGTTGTCGACCACTTCGGTATTAAGATGGCAGTAAACCCAGACGGTTCTGGAGGTTCTCACTTCTATCCGTACACACGTGACGGTAAGGTTGTAGCCTACAAAGAACGTAAACTACCAAAGGATTTTCGTATTCATGGCGACTTCTCAAAGACTGAACTATTCGGCCAGGCGGCTAGCTCGGGTGGTAAGTCCTTGGTCATTACTGAGGGCGAACTCGATGCGTGCGCAGTGGCGCAGGCCTTCTATGATAAATACAACCGAATCTTTCCGGTCGTATCAATTCCCTCTGCTACCGGTACAAAGGTATTACTGGAGCAGCTTGAGTTCATCCGGAGGTTTGAGTCTGTCGTATTATTCTTCGATTCCGATGAAGCCGGTCAAGCCGCTGTGGAACGGGCCGCAAAGATTATCGGCGCAGGTCGAGCTAAAGTGGCTCGGCTCATGGCGAAAGACCCATGCGAAGAACTGGTTACTAACGGATCCGCTAAAATTCTACAGGCTTATTGGGATGCGCAGACGTGGTCTCCAGCAGGTATCGTGGTCGGTGAACCGATCTGGGATCAGTTTAAGGAACGCCAAGCAGTCGAAAGTATTCCATACCCTCACTGCTTAGAGGGTCTCAACGATAAACTAAATGGTATTAGACATGGCGAAATTACTTTATTTACTTCTGGCACTGGCAGCGGTAAGTCTACTGTCATTAAAGAAATCGCTCTTGACCTTCTTGCTAAAACAAACGATAAGGTTGGACTTGTATCTCTCGAAGAAAGTGTTGGTGATACTGCAGAAAAGTTTATTGGTATGGCACTCGAGCGATCTAGTATGGACCTTAAGAATCAATCAGACGCAGAGCTACGCGCTGGGTTTGAAAAAGTTTTCAAGGATGAAAGGCTTGTACTACTTGACCATCAAGGATCTTGTTCCGATACTTCGCTATTAGATAAGATCGAATACATGGCACTCATGGGTTGCAAGTATCTTATCCTTGACCACATTACCATTGCAGTATCTGAAGGTGCTGAAGGGTTGGGTGGCAACGAAGCTGTGGACAAACTCATGAGTGACTTACTTAAGATAGTAAAGAAACATAACATCTGGCTGGGACTCATATCGCATTTGCGTAAAGCCCCAGGAGGTGGTAGATCCTTTGAGGAGGGTAACCTTGCGTCAATCGATGACATCAAAGGCAGTGGCTCGATCAAGCAGATCTCGTTCGACATCATTGCCTTTGCACGAAACCTGGTATCAGACGACGATGCCGAACGAAACACAATCAAGTTCAGAGTACTCAAGTCAAGATTCACGGGAAAAACCGGATCAGCTGGAGCTGCTTCTTACAGTCCCGAAACTGGGAGATTAACTTATACACTGGACGAAATGTTTACGAGTATATAATGCCAGATCAAAACAGACTGGACAGTCTCTTCATTGATATTGCGCATCGTGTCTCTCACATGAGTCACGATGTCGATACTAAAGTAGGTGCGGTGATTGTCAAAGACGGTAACATACTTAGCATGGGTTACAATGGTATGCCTTCAGGTATGGACAACGATTGTAAGACAACCAATGGTGGTACTAAGGCTGAGGTAATTCATGCCGAAGCTAACGCCATATGCAAACTAGCCAAGAGCACGGGGTGTTCAGAGGGTGCAACACTTTATTGTACCCTTGCCCCTTGTGTTGAATGTGCAAAGCTAATACTGCAAAGTGGTATTAGTCGGGTAGTATTTTCTGATGCATATAAAGATGAAGCAGGAACACTACTACTAATTCAGAAAATTAAAGTAGATAGGACAACGTATGCAAGCACAACTCCAATACCTAACGGAGAAGATAAGAAAAGCTAAAGCTCACATTGCTTGTAGTCTGCTAAAACTAACATCTGACGCAGACCTCGAGGCTTACCTCGTGTTTACTATGGATACTATCCAGCAACACTTTACTCGTAACAGTATACGTGGAAATAAATCATACCAAGGTGAAGCCAATCTTACTCATTTAAGTACGACCATTGGCGAATATATTCTCGATGATATTAAATATTATCATGATGACCAACCACCGTGGGAATGGTTTAAGCTACGTGTAATGATGGGTGACTTGTTGCTGGAAGCGTTTTACCAAACACACCAGATTAATATCGGCAAAAATAAAGATGATTCTTTTGTACCGATGGAAAGCCTGGACCGAGGATTAAAGAGAAGTCGCACACACTATATCGTTGTACCAGAACTATGGAATCTAATAGTACCTGAAGGTTCTAAAGATTTGTTAGCTGGTACAACCTTTAATAAGCCTGAAGATATTTCACAACTCATGCAACCTACTGACCGACCGATAATAAAAGGTTGGACTGAACAAAGGAGTGGTGAGTTTAACCAGTATCTTTACCGCGACTTTATTAAAAGCATGAATATTCTACAGCAAACTCCGTGGAAAATCAATACACAAATTCGTGATATTCTTTTGCGTAATCGTGAAAAGATTATCGATCAACATAAACACCTTCCCAAAAAGTATAAGTCTAAGATCATAGAGTTCGACCTAACAATGGCACGGTCCGCACTTATCGAAGACAATACTTTCTATCAGTATACTGAGGCTGACTATCGTGGTCGCCTTTACTACACGACACCATTTTTAAACTTTCAAAGTAATGATATTGCCCGAGGACAAATGTTATTTGCTAACGGTAAACTCATGACTGAAGAAGGCCTTCGCAGATTAAAGATACATATCGCTAGCTGCTACAATCAAACTTATCATCGTGATGAGTTACCTGATTGGATTACAGCAGACTACTTATCGTATCTTAAAGATGAAGGACTAGATGATATATCAGTTGACAAGATGACACTGATAGATCGTGAAGCATGGACTGATAACAATATCGATATGCTAATGTCAATTGCAGCTGAAGAGCGTATTGAACTAGCAGCTGAAAAACCTATTACACTTCTCGCTTGTGTACTAGAAATTTACAATGCCATTAATAGCGAGGGCGAATATTATACTTACTTACCAATCCCAGTAGATGGTAGCAACAACGGGTGGCAACATCTGTGTGCTATGTCTAAAGACAAAGAAGCTGGTGAACTTGTAGGAGTAGTTCCTCAAGAGATCCAGAAAGACTTCTATGTACAGTGTGCTAAGAATCTTATTACAAGATTACCGGAGTGGTTCGACGAGCGCCAGATGCCCATGAAACATATACGTAAGGGTATCGCTAAGCGTGGATCAATGACCCGAGCATATAGTGCAGGCGCATCTAAGATAGCTGAGAACATGTATCTTGATTGTCACGTTGAGGGGTACTTAGATAGGTATAATATTACTGAAGAAGATTGTCGACTGCTTGCTAAGCATCTTGTTAAGTCAATTGATGAGGTATGCGCAGGTCCACTACAGACTATGAAGTTTCTACAAAAGATAGCTGAAGCTGAAATTGCTTCGGACTATGCTAAAGAAACTCAGCAGAAATCTATTAGATGGACTACGCCTTCCGGCTTTCCAGTTATCTACGAAGCATTTATAGATAACGAGTTTAAAGAGAAAGCAACTATCAGTTGTACTGAGCGAAAGGTTAAACCGGTGATTCGTAAGGAAGATGGTACTGAAGAAGAAACAGATACCATTCGTATCCAGCATGTAGGTAAAGAAGCTACAGACAAACCAAAGATACGTTCCTTTATGTCAGGCATCTCACCAAACTTTGTACACTCAATGGATGCTGCACACATGGCTGCAGTAATTAAAGAATGGGGCAGTGACTTCGGTGCTGTTCATGATTCATTCAGTGTACATGCGTGTGATGTTGACGACCTACTTCAAATCATTAAGGATAAGTTTGTAAGCATGTATAACTATCCCAATTACTTTGATGTAATTGAGCACATGCTTATTACTAATCCAGATAACTTTAACTATACACAACCAAGCCTCGGAAGCTTGGAGATAAGAGAGGTGCAAGACAGTGACTACTTCTTCGCGTAAAAAATCGGGTATCCTCCCGGTTCGACTGGGGCTAGAACCAGATAACAAGACAGCACTAGAGGAGCTAGGGATCGATGTATCCTTAGCTGACTCTATGTCTGATAGACAATTAGATGAATATATTATTGAACAAGAATATAACCGCGTAAAAGAATACTACGCTAACAAAGGAGAAGATGGTGAACAATATGCAGCCGACTGGCGAAGAGAAGCCCTCCGTAAAATCGACGCTGACTAACTTTATAGCAGCACCTTTTATGATAGCAGCATGGTGTTGCTTATGGATTGCTACTTTAATTACCGGTAATTCTCACTTTCTAATTGAGGTGGAAGAGGTAGATGATTGAAGGTGACTTACCAAATTGGTGGCAATGGTGGTTAATAATAGCGATAACTATAAACACTTTAATTAATGTAACCGTCTTCTTTGTAGGACGTAAGTTTAAAAGTAATAAGGAATCTAAATGAAAGATCAATTGATTAAAGCCGTGCGTATGCACGCAGAAGGTGAACTTGAAAGAGCTAAGACAAACATTATGGTTTATATGAACAATAGTGTAGGCATCGGTGAACACAGCGATATTGTAGAAGCTGTCCAAGAAGAACTAGATAAGATGGCGCAAGCTGATGATCGACTGCAAATGATTCAAGCTTACTTTATAAAATAAAAAATCCCCCTGAGTATACCGTAATGGTACGCTCAGGGGGTTTATTTTTTTTCTGTAACCTTAGGAACTACATGCTGTTAAAGATCCATCTGTGTAAGGCTCTTATCAACTTGCGATAATACTTCTCGTTTATCTCTAGCAGTTACTGCAACCGCTTGTTTGTTTCTTTGACTAAGGTTCATAGTATTCTTAAGTGTCATAAGAATTCTTTGGATCTGACGCTTAGTAAATACTGTATTATCTACATCGATTCCCATATCAGCTAAGTCGTTTTCAAATTGAATAGCAGCTTGTTCACCCGCTACTTGAAGCTGGGCTGTGTACTGATCAATAGAAGTTCCCGGCGTCTTTGCTTTATGTTGAAGTGTCTTAGCTAGAAACTTACTTAAGACAAGATCGCCTTGCTTAGTGCGGGACAGTAGATATGCAAGTCCTCGGTACGGTCCATCTTCATCCAAGTTTACTTTCTCATTAGGGTCTGGAAGAGGGGCTGCAATCTTCTTCATGGTATCATCAAACCATGTACCAGCAACTTCCTCTACATAGCTGTGATCACGAATACCTTCGAACCAATTCTTGTTTGCTTCACGACGTACAGCAGCAAAGCTACCAAGGTCGGTAACAAACGCATCAAAGATAGGTAGGACAAATGGTTTACCCTTAGCGGCTTGACTAATTCGTTCCCACGATTGACCTGATCCTGTCCTAGCAATCATATTACCGTCATAAGACTGCACTGAAACGGGAATGATTCTGCCTAACGTCCAGCCACCTGGTCCTAACTCCGCTCGTTCAGCGGAACCTTCTGCTTGTTCTTTATAGAATTGAACAGCAACTTTCTTACGACCACCTTCTTGATCCTTAAATTCAAAAGAGCTGGAGGTTGTAAGCTCAGGTACCATTTGTTTACCAGCAGCATAACTACGGAAACCCATAGCATTATCGAAGTAAAGCACCTCGTTACTGGCCATTGACATAACTGCGTTTGCTTTAAGCAGTCTACCCATAGCCACAACCTTTGGGTCCATGATTTCAAAGATCGAATCAACCAGCATTGTATGAAGAAAGTTTACAGTATCCTCAAGATTAATCTCACCAGCTACTGCTTCTTTCTTAATAGCCGCTGCTTCTGGTCCAGAGTAAACTGTAGTTTCCACATGTTGTTTAAGTGATGGTATTTCCTGACCATAACCCATAGTCATAGGTGACTTCTTAAGGAAGTTAGCCCTATCTTTAATTGCAAGGTTAAGGATGTTTGTAAAATAAGAAATCTGGTTAGCCGGATAAAGGGTACCAGCATAAGTACCAACAGTAGCCTGCATGTTTTCGCCCATAGCTTTTCGTGAATCAAGCCAATCTGTATTAGAAAAGTCTTGAGTTACGATAAGTCCTGTACGCTTGGCCATAGAAGATACACCAAGAATAGCAGCATTAGTAGCAGGTCCATGTGTTTTACCATCCATCTCAGCAGTGATTGTTGTTGAGAACTGTGCACCATCTTTACGAGCAGCATCATAGTTAGCCACTTCAATAAACAGGTTTGCAAACATTGGACCTTCGTCACCGTGCTTAGCTAGCTCGGCTTTCAGGTTTGCATCTAGTGGATCATTACTAAAGCGCTTTACAATATCCTGTTTGATACCTCGCACCGCATCAGGTGATTGCGCTTTACGAATAGCTTCAATCGCCTGCTTTGCGCCATTAATATCAAAGCTATCGCGTGCCTGCTTAAGTTGATTACCCCAAGCTACAAACTGATTCCACTGATCATTGCCTATTGTCCGGTCAAATGTAGCCAGGCGTTCCTGAGTTGACAGCTCCGTACCCTTAAATACTTTACCATCTTTTTCAGCGGACAGTAACAAACCTGAAACAATTTCTTTCCAAGCTGCTTCAACTTCACCACCAGTATTTGGCTTCCACTTATAAACATTTCCACCTCCTACAATAAACCTTAGGAACTTATGTGCCGCGGGATTATAAAGTGTTTGTTGTACATGAGTACGCCCAGTCAAAGACTGCATTGAAAACGTAAGATGATTAACTTCATTTGAATATTCTGCAGCAGCTCCCGCCACATTCAAAAACTTTTCACGGTTTGCTTGCAAAATCTTTTGAGGGTTGTATGCTTCTGCTTCTTTTATAGCAGCAGCCCTAGCATCGGGGAATGGTATACGCATAGCGGTATCCATCATGCGTTGCTTTTCACCTTCAAGTTCATTCAACTTATCTAATCCAACACCATACATTCCAGCATAGGTTTGATTATCAGGGTTGTTGGTATTGATTAGACCTAACATACCAAACATAAACGCCAGTCGCTCACGACCTGCATCATTTACATATGGAACACTATGATAGTTAGCCATTGATTCCTGAACCAGCGACCAGTCTTTTAGATCACCAACCTTTGTAGTAACCGGACGAACCCTCATGCGGCCTTCGAACACAGGCTGAGCTGTTTCTGATACACCTTTAAGTGGTTTAACTTCAGGCTGCGCCATTAAACCTTTAAAGTCTTCGTTCAATCTATCTAGTTCAAGTGCACCCTCTGGTGTCATTTGGTAATAGACTTGGCCACCTGAATCCACTTCACGCGTATCTCGATATACCATATCAGGATTCGCACGAGCATAAGTCTCTTTTGCAAGATCACCCAGGAAAGTAAATGTTTCAGGTGAAATCTCGTCAATGTTTTGTAAGTAATCATCTGTTGGTCTACCTTCATTTACTGCACGCTGACGTTTGTATGCCATAAAAATTTCACGGCCAAGACCCTGATTACCAGAAGCCTTAGTAAATCGTTGACCACCTTGTTGTCCTGGTACATAATCACCAGGTATGCCAGTCTCTTCATCAATCTTACCGGCCATTTCAGTAGCGGCATCCATTTGCTGGTGCATCCACGCTTCAGTTGTAAGAGACATAACCCTACCAAAGTCTGGGTCAACTGACATACGCCCAGTCTCTTCATCATATTTACCAGCATCAAGCATGCGAGGATCATATAGTAAAGACTGAACACCTACATTAACTGTTGAACCACGTAAGGCTGGGGCGACCGGCACTTTAACATTTCCTTCTGGATCTGTTGTAGAGAATGCTGCTTCAGGAAACCCTGCTTGCAGTGTCTCTAATTTCTTAGCTGTAATCTTAGAGCCACCTACTTCTTCAGACATTACGGCAGTTGTATTATCTGCCCGCACAAGAGCACTCTCCAAAGGCTGCGTATTTTGTACAGCGCTTGGTGCAAGCGTAGTTCTCTTTAGTTTTTCTGTATAGGCTGGTACTCTTTCCCGCTCACGTTGTTCGGCAGCTAGATCGGGTGCCGGAGCAGGTGCCTCGGGCATATCAATAGCGGGCATCTGGGCTTCCGTGGCAACCTCTGTAATAGGCTGAGTAGGAATAACAGGCGCAGCAACTTCCGGAGCTGTGGTGGGCTCCGGGGTTACTGCTTGTTCTGGTACCGGAGTAGCCAGAATCTCTGCAAAATCGCTGACTTTACCCTCAGTTGGGATGACGGGCTGAGCCCCAGGTATTACACTAGGTCCTGAAAATTTAGCCATGTGTTATCCTCCTATTCGAATACGCTAGCGATTGTTCGGTTAAGTTGATTGAATGGTCCCACAAATGGGGCTGTCTTAAGTATATCATATACACCTTTCTCCGGTCTACCTTCAATGATTTTACCTGCACCGCCGTAGACACGAGCCACGTTTGAAAGTGCAGCAGCCTCACCAGAGACCGTATTAAAGAACCATTCAGCTGCATTATCAGATGATGATTCATAGATAGGATAGATAAAGTTAAGAACGCGCTCACCAGTACCTAGCAATCCAGACGAACCAACAGCACGCTGAAGCTTTTCCATATCGTCAAGATACGGAGATGGCTCACCATACTTAAGTAAGTCTTTCAAATACTGAGATACAAATCCAAGCAAAAGCATCGTTGCCATAACAGCAAACACATTATACTTCATAGCTGGCGTACCACGTGCAACGTACTCACCCCACATCTTAGGTATTTGATTCGCAGTAAATGTAGAGATGAAACCCTGGAACTGCGTGAACAAAGCAAGATGTTGGTTCTGATAGAACAATGGACGGTTAGCAACACCTGGAAGTGCAATAGCCATATTAACAAAGTTAAACTCTGCTTCAAGCATCATGGCATCAAAGGTTGCAGTTTGTTCTGGTGACCAAGGACCTGGCTGGTATACCATAGCAAGCATATCATCTACGTTAATACCAAGATTACGAAGATGCTCTTCAGATTCCTGCACTGCGTTAGTCTTCGGCTCACCACTAACTCTTTGATCTTGAATCGTACTAAGATGATTCATAATAAAGTCATTAGCAATCGATGCTCGAATACTACGTGTGTAATCAGTCCACTGCTGTAGCCCGATAATCTTAAAGTATTTATCTAGCAGGTGTCGTGATGCATGCGTATTTTCTGTAGCACCAGTAGTCTGAGCTGCACCAACATCCCAATCAAAGAAGCCAAGGCGTTTAATGTTTTCTTGCCTAGACTCTTTACCTACCTGTCGGTTTGTAGAGTTATAGCGAGGATCTGTTATAGTTCCCCATAGTGCTTGCGCCATTTCTTTTGAAGCATTACCAATAGTCTTAAAGACCATATCTTTCGGCAACCCTACAGTTGTAATAGCTAACTCAACAAACGATGAAATAGTAGCGAGAGGTAGACCAGCAATTGTAGTCCAGATACCAAGGTTCTTTTGTATATTTGAAAGCGTACGGTTTTGCATCCGCTTATAGTTACCAGACTCTGCATCTAGGTAGTCTTGCATTTGTGCTGCAACTTTATTCACTTCTGCTGCAGGTATACCTTCTTCCAATGCCTGGTTTAACAACTCATTTACTTTTGAATTGTTATCACCAAGGAACTCTTGATAAGTAATATAACGAGACGCTGACTTAGCAGCATTAGATATATTAGTAAACGCATCTGACTCCATGAATTGTTTAAACTCAGGGTTCTCAGATAGGTTGAGAGTACGGCTGCGGTGTGCAGCGGGTATAAACTTACCTTGACCTACATTAAATGTGTCTTGCTCCCCAACCAATGTTTCTTGATTAAGAATATTATCAGTAAGTGTTTCAGCATCAGTACGACTATAGTTATAATTGTCTATTAGCTTTTGTATAAAACCGTTGCGGTCTTTTTCAATAGCTACTTTATTAAAAGACTTATACTTAAACAAGTAGTTCTTTATATAACCAAGCGGCGCGGGCTTACCGTTCTTTTGAGCAGCCGCAACCTGATCAGCATATAGCTTATCACTAAGCCTCATAGTTTGCTGATAGTATTGAGCGAGCCAGCCACGATGCTGTTGAATATCCTGAGGAAGATTGTCCCAATCTAATTGTGCTTCAGATTGATTACCAAGCCAAGCAGAAAACTTATTAACAATACTAGATATTTCTGGTTGGTTAATAGTTTTAAATCCAGCTGCCTGAGCAAACTCAGCAGGTGTACTAATCATATTTCGGTATTCAGTTAGCAAATGCTTCTTACGGTTTTCAAAGTTTGAACCTGAAAACGTGCGCTGTAGATTACCACCAAAAGTATCAGCCAATATTCGCATAGCCCTTGAGCGATCTTGCAAACTTTCGTTAAAGATAAAGCGTGTAGCACCTCGCCATAGGCTAGGCACAGCTTGCCAGGTATCTTTTACTCTGTCGAATACTGATCGATCTAGGTCACGACGATTAGCAGCGTCAACCTTTTCTTGGAAGCTAGCCCCTTGATTACCCCGCGCTGTTACAGCATTACCGGCATCATCATTCAGCTCTTGAATAGATTTAACTCTACCAAACTTTTGAACCTCTTCATCAGCCCGCTGACCACGCTTAGATAAACGCTTAGCTTCTGCAGGTGCTTGACGTACGGCAACATCTGCCCAGGCACCTGCATCATATGCAATACCAGGAATAGAGAAGCCCGCACCTAAAGTACCACCAGCAATAGTCGCATTTAACAGTCGGCTTTCAAGTTCAACTGCATCAAACTCTTTATCACTACCAAGTGTAGCTGCCATATAACCAGTCAGTTCTTGCCCGGCTTCTGTTACAGCTTCGCCTGCCATACCTTTACTGGATGATGCAAGGAAGCTACGCAGTACATTACGCGATTTAAGTTGGTTCTTGGCAATTTCAGATGCTGCACCAGCAAGGCTAGCAACCTCAAGTCGTGTAGCATTGGCCAGCATATTCTTAGCAACAGTATCAGTGACACCATCACGTGCTACGATTGCAGCAACGGCGGCATCTCTAGTTTCTTTCTTAAGAATACTTGCACCCTTCATGATACCAAACAAACCGAGTCTATCAAGAGCAGCCTGCGTAACACCAGCAGCAATAGCTATACCAGCATTACGGTCTTCGCCTTCCATCTCATTCCAGGTTTGGCCTGTATACATAGCAGCGGGCGAAAGCATTGACACACCGCCAGTAACCGGAGCAAGTACCGTACCAGCAATTGTGTTTGCCATATACGGTAATGACACTGCAGCGTTGTTACCAAGGTACTGAAAGAAATCACCAACACCGTCAATGTCCCATTCATTACCAGTAACGTTACCATCTTTGTCGACAATAGGTTTTAGTGCACTTAGCTTTAGCTCAGGCTTTGATGCCAGGAAAGCACGCTGACGTGCCACTCCGGCTTCACCTAATTCTTCTGCCCAATTCCAGCCGGTGGTTTCACCGACCATTTCAGCAACACCGTACATACTTTCAATAACACCAGTCAAACCTACATCAAAGCTTTCGCTTAGTGGGTTGACTGCTTTATTTTCTAGTGTACGATCTAGGCTACGTACTTGCACACCTGCATTAATAAACTTGTTAGCCTCATCCCGACGGCGAGCATACATTGCTGCAGTTTCACCCGGCTGTTGAGGCGCATTAAGTCTTGCTAGTGCGCGTTCATTTAGTGCAGTCTGTTTAAACTCTTGCTCATACCGCATTTCATCGGTAGTCGCTTGCTCAATAGCTTGACCTGCTTTTTCCCAGTCATTAAGAGGTTGATCAAGTTTACTAGCACGCTCAGCCATTCCCAGCTTAGCTGTAATAACTTCGTTGTTTGTACTGTATGCACCAACCTCATTAATACCATGTTTAGTTAGTTGTTCTGTAAAATCACGACCAACCTTGTCTTTAATCCGTACCATTTGACGAGTCCCAGTGGCATCCATCATCGGACTACCATCTGGGTTCGTAAGATATTGTACGTTATTAAAGCCAAACTTATTAGCCAAGGCCATAATTTCTTGAGTAGCCGCCATACCACCAGCGGTTCCAGGATCAAGTCCTGTTGCCGTTACGTGGGCAAGCTCAGCTGCTTCTAGACCTTGGACACGGAGTAGGTTACCCTCACTATTCCTTAGTGTATCCGCATCAGCAAAGGTGTGTCCTCCACTACCTGCTAAGTCGGTACTTACTTGGAACAGTGCATCAAAGTCACCCATAGCAATCTCCTATTCAGTTGGTAAGTTTAGTTGCTCTTTAGCATACGCATAAAAGGCAGTCTCGCCAGGTAGCGCACGCTTCTGATACTGCTGTACAATGTCAGGGGTTTCAGATACCTTCTTATTCCATATCTCAGCAGCCGAAGTCCAGAACATATTAACAGCATCACGGTTTGCACCATCGCTAATCTTACCTGTTCCACCAGCCCGCTTCAAGAATTGCAGGCTAAGCTCCTCAACTTTTACAGCATCCATTGGTACTTCTGCACCATCTTTTGTTGTAGTAGTAAAGAGATTACCAACACCGGTATCTTGACGTAGCTTTAGCTGATTTAGATATGGTAACAATGATTCAGGCTTAACATTATTTTCACCACCAGATTGCTCTACTGCCATACGATATGCTTGTTCAACATATGTATTCATTGATGCAACATCAAGGTTGTTTTTAGCAGCCCATTCTGCAGCTTCCATTGCAGCATTTGTTGGCGTAATGTTAGTCTTTTGCGTACGAGCTCGACCTGCTTTTGAATCACCAGGAACTACATCACCAATTGAAGTTGATAGTTCTTTGATTGAGTCTTTTAGCAGTGGCACTTCAGCACGAATACGATCATTGAATTCATCCGTACCCTTATGCCTTGAAGCTTGCTGAGTCCATGAAGCAGGGATAGCTGTCTTACCACCATCGGCAGACCAGATATGTCCATCACCAACCTTAAACTTCTCGGCTTGAATGCGTTTACCACTTGGGCTATACCACATTTCTTTTGTACCGGTCGGATTAATAGCTGGCCCAAGCTTCATAAGTACACTAGCATCCTTAGTCTTCTTATATTTTTGAATAGACTTAGGTGTATACTTACCGTCATTGATTAGCTTTTTAACCTGCGCACTGTGCTCAGCAGCCTTAGCATCTACTCGTGTAAGGTATTGCTTTGCTGCCCAGTTAAGTGAACCGCCGTGTGAGCCACCCATAAGCCGTGAACCTGCATATAGAATAGCCATACGCTTTAGCTCACCCTTATCAAACAAATCACCGAAGATGCCTTGCAAGAATGATTCAGCTTGCTCAGCCTTTTCTTGACCTTCAGCACCAGCCTTAGCAACCGCCTTCGAGGCATCAGCCGTGGTTGTACCATCAGCAGATCCATCATTGATGCTTTCAATCTTTTTAGTGATTGCTGTGAGTACTTCACTTTTCTGAGTAGCGTTTTCAGATGTCGTAGTTCCGTCGCCTTGCTCTCCAATATCGGTATCAGTGTCAATATTCTGACGCTGCTTCCAAGTATCAAAGTCTGGGAAGTTAGTAACCCCAGATGCTTCAGCAATACGCTTAGCCTCTTCATAGTCAGCAGTCAAAGTTTCACGTGCAGCCGTTGCTTCTTCTAATCGTTTTGCTTCAGCGGCAGCTGCTTCGTCGGACTCTACCTTAGTAACCTGAGTAGTTTGACCCTTGTTTTGTGCAATAGCAGAGGCAGTATCAGAAGATACTTGCCCAGTTTCTGCTACTTCTTTTGTAGCTTTTTCTTGCAGGACTACGGCATCCGCAGCTAATTGATCAACCGTCTTTTCATATGGCTTTACAATTTTACTTGGGTCAGCATCTGCTGTTTCAAGTAGTCCAGCCTGTTGCTGCGTAAAAGTATCTTGCACGCCAGCTGGTGCCGGATGACCATAAGAGTTTAATAGTCTACCGTATTGATCAACAGTATAAACAATATTAGAACTAGGGTCGAGATAGGTTGTGCCTTCTGCAGGAAGCTGAGACTTTTGTCCCGGCTTAGGAGGTGCTACTGTATCAGGAACACGCTTACCTTTACCAGTATCTAAAAGCTCACCTGATCCGCGAGAACCGCTTGGTAAATCGCTAGTTGGCATTGGTACAGCCGACGCAGTGCCTTCACCTGTAATAGGAGACTCTTGATTATTAAGATTAGCGGCAACCAAACCTGTTGCAGGATCTCTTGCCAAAGAGCCATCTGCTTTAATCCGATACCACTTCCCACCTTCTTTTTGATAGTTATCTGTTTTACCAAACTTATTAATACTGCGTACCTCGGGGGTAGCAATAGGGGCTGGTACATCAGACACTTTAGGTATTGGAGGTGTAGCGGCTGTAAGCATAGCGGCTTCATTTGCTGCAGCATCCTCAGCTATGGCTGAATCTCTACGCATCTTTTGCATCATCTGAATTTCTTCAGCATGGCGAGCAGCGTCATAGTTAGTTCCGCCTTCTTCAAGAACCTCATCACCAACATACATACCAGTATTTGCTGTTGCTTGTTGCGCAAGTTTCTTTAGTGCTTCATACTGTGCAGCATAGTTATCATCTTCAACTATACCACCCGGCGCTTTATATTGTGTCTGCGCAGCAGCTAGCATATCTGCAATGGTGCTGGTAACAGGCATCTCTTGCCCGGTCATTGCAGTCATTACAGGCGTACGACTAACCTCAGGTGTAGGTGGCTTAGGTACTGACACTGCTTCAGGTACCGATAGGTTATCAGTTGTAGCGGCTTGTGCTTCAGTAGTTCCAAACATACCCATAATACTTGCAAGCATTGTGGGTTCTTCAGTTGCCTGATAGTTCATAGCATAATCAACACGTCTATCAAGATGTGCTTTATCAGGATTAGCTTTTTCATATCCTTCTAAAAAGATTTTAGCAGCATCAGCTGGTGACTCAGCTGCATTCATTGCAGTACGTACATCACCAAACGCTTCAGAGTTATTCATTTCAGCAAGCATAAAGTCTAACTGCACTTCAGGATTTCGCCAACTCTTTTCTTGCTCAGCCGCAAAATCTACAAGATTAAGTGGATCAGTATCAAATCTTCCACCCTTTTCCCATTGAGCAAGCCCCCTTCCCTTACCGGTTTTACCACCGTCAAGAATTTGTTTTGCGTCTGGATCAAGTTTTGATTCAGCATAAAAGTTACCCATAATTCCACGGGCAGCTGCATCAGTAAACCCGCGAGACTTAAGCATTTTATAAAGCTGATCTGCTTCTAGTGCAGGAATGTTTGGCATTTTTGGTTTCGGTTTTGGTAAGCTAACTGGCCCTCCATCATTAGCATACTCAGGAATAGTTCCACCCTGAGCTGCTTGCATAGCACGACCTTTGTCATTCATTGCTTCAATCTGCGGTTCAAACATACGCACAGCTTCTGCATTCATTACAAACTCACCTGGCGTAAGCCAAGCAGGTACAGTATCAGTACCCTTTGGATCGCCGGGATGGTCTGGTATTGAAGACATCTCTGGTACAGAGGTATCGAATTCAATAGAGAACATATTACCATAGCGGTCTTTTTGTTCAAACTTTTTGAGTTTCATTACTTGCCTCCAGAATCATTATCATTACCACTAGGTGTAGGTTCATCATACTCATCTTCCATACCGTAAACTCCTGATCCTTGGGATGTACCCGCACCTGCAGTTCCAGAAGAATCTGTTTGATATGAACCGCCTTGCCCATCGCTTACATTAAAGCCTGACATACCACCCTGACCATCGTTGTCTCCGGCCCTTAAGGAAAGCTCTTGATTTGCTTTAAGCTGTGTAGCCGCGTTATTGCTAAGTAAGCTAATACTTTGACCAGGGTTTGTACTGTCGCTAATTGAAACGACCGTACCGGTTGGTGTAGAGATAGTACCTGATTCATTACGCACACCGAATTGCCCGTTATCTAATGCTACAATATCACCAGTTTGTGTACCAAACTTACCACTAATGTTACTAGGTGCAGCGCGATCTCCCGTAAATCCAAGCTGTGCAGCAGTAATTGGTGTACCCTCTACTCGATCAATGTCATCATCTGATAAGCCAGTATAATCACCGGCAGCAATTTGAGTATTCATATTAATAAGATCGGCAACTGTTCCCATTGGTGCGCCTTCACCGCGCATACGAGCTGCTCGTGCACCTGCAATATTTAGTTCAGGGTTTAAGTCCATTTGTTTATATACTGAGTTATCATAGCTGCCTAATGCAGAACTAATAACACCTTCGCCTGCATCTCTTAGCTTACTATAACCACCTGTAATAGTATTCATTGCGGCTGATGGGCTTGCATAAGATGCAACAGCACGACCAGTAATTGGGTCATATGCCCGACCTTCCGGCCCAAACACGTTACCTTGCGCATCATAAGTTCCATAACTACCATAAGTATAATCATCATTCATACCCATAGCGTTTGACAAAAAGCTACCACCTGGGATTGCAGCAAGTGCTAATCCTAATGGGTTTTGTGTACCCCGTGCGTAGCCTAACCCTTGAGCTTGCGGAATTCTAGAGCTCGCATAATCAAAGCCGTCATTGTTATCACCAGCTTGTTGCATTGCTCCAACAACCGGGTCTGCGCCCGCTGGTGGGGGAGTAGTTGTTGGTGGAACACCAGGTGTAGTTGGTGGAGAACCTATTGGTGGATATGCACCAGGTGGTAAATCCCGAAACCCAACACCCTGTTGTTGTTGACCATTAACTATTGCACCTTGAGATGCAAAGGGGTCTTGATTAAATGCAAGAGGTTGTGTAGTTTGTGTACCGGTTGTAGATCCCATAACACCGGCGGTTTGTTGTGTACCCGCTTGGCCTGGTACCCCAGCACCAACTGTTCCTACAGCAGGTGCGGCTGTCCCTAATGTTTGAGGACTAGCTGACGCAGTTGCAGGTGCAAACTGAGAAGGGCCGTAACGTGTGCCATACTTAGGTTGTAGGCTGTACGTTGATTGATATGGAACTGTAGCCATAACTATACCCCCTTATTAGATAGCGGTCCACCATAATTAATTTCAATTTCTTCAGCAATCTTACCACCAGACTGTTTGTATTTAACAGCTGAGATATTTGCCATTGATAGTGGTCCATTAACATAGCCACCTTTATTAAACAACCCACCAAGCAAACTTTCTAGCATTGGCATAGCAGCTTCATAAGCAACTTCAGTAGCTATACCACCAGTAGGATCACCCATAGCAGCGCCTGCGGCACCAACGGTTTTCTTGCCGGCCTTTTTAAGCAGTTCCTCTTCACCTTTTTGCATAGCTTTTTTCATTGCACTTTGTTTTGCAAGTTCCATAAAGGAGGGCTGCTGCATCATTTGTGGTGCAGGCGCTCTATATAGTGGGCCCTGCATTGGTTGTTCGGTCCCCATTGGCTTAGCTAACTGAATCATTACTTACCTCCACCACCAGATGTTTTAGTTTGTTGAGGCGCACTTCCAAGATAACCAAAGTATCTTTGTGCACTAGTATGTGGTGCATCAAGTCTTTGTTGTTCATACTGCTGCAGTGCTGAACCTGCCTCACCTAGTGCCTGTGCACCAGCTGCTGCTTCTTGCTGCCTGCGCTGTTGATATGCTAAAGATCTATCCGCCAAAGCACCCTGCATGGCCTTCTGGGCACGCGCAGAGCCAAGCTGACCGCCATAGGCTGCCTGACCTAGACTAGATCCCATTACGTTCCTCAGCTGGCGTTCTTGGGCTGCAGCCGTATCATACATTCCAGTACCAGCCATAGCTTGTTGAGCTAGCTTAGACTGTGCATCAATTGCTTGGCGCTGGCGTGGATCTAGTTTTGCTACAATAGCCTCTGGGCCTTTACCAACTTCAGTTTCATAACGAGTTGTTACATCACCTAGTACGCGTTTTAGATAGGGTTTAAATTCAGGATCAATACCTGATGTTGTGGTTTGTCCACCACCGCCGCCACTACTCATAGCTTTCTCCTATTAAATTATTCATAATTAATTTTCCCGTGTGCTGAGTAGTATATCTCGGCACCATACTTTAAGTTGAGCAGCTTCACATATTTTTCTGAATGCTCCTCAGCTCGGATTGAATCTGCCCGCCATCTTAATCCACCATGTGATTTAGTATGTTGAATCATGGCATCAAATAGTTTAGTAACAGTAAAGGAGGTTGCCGCATCTTTATCTACAATGCAATCTTTTACATCCATAGTATAATGATTATTATAATAGCTTTTGAAAGTTGATGCAATTAAAAAGCCTATTAGCTTATTATCTTTATATTCACCAACTGCTAAATGATGTGGGCTTCCTTCTTTTTGTTTTGCTACAATATTTAAAAAGAAAGAAATCCATACGGCTTCGTTTCTTTCGTATCCGCCATATGCATTTTCTTTAGTTGACTTATCCATAAGCTGAATAGCTTCGAATACATCATTGTCCTCAATGTATTTTATCATTGTGCATTTACCTTTGATTGTAAATCAGCAAAGTTAGTAGACTCCCTAATATCTTTAAGCAGCTTTATGTTTTGTTGCTCAAGGTCATTTAGTAGCCTAACCATTTCAAGTAGTGTAAAATCTAAAGCGGGTTGCTCTGTAATTGGCGGATTTTGAACCGACATTATTTAACACCCCCTTTCATTATACCTAATTGCATACCTGATATATTCCATGCGCGTATATTACTTCCAGTATAACTACTGCTTGTATCTGCTGCCGCATCGTCAACTCTGTAATTAAGAAATCTTCCGGTTGTACGCACGTCAGTCTTATACGAGCTGGCCACAATGAAATCATTTACAGTTAGCTTATTTGCTTTTGAACCTGACTGAGTATTATCCTCAGGTGTAGTTAGGTACGCAAGCTCACCAGGATTATTAGTAGCCCTAGCCCTAAGCTGTAGTGTAGCACGTTGTGGCTCACCACCAACAGTCGTGATTGTTCCACCGTCTGCCCACAAAGCAATACTGCTTAATGTTTCAGTATCAAAGTTTGGTGTAATAGATAGTTGCTCTCTTTCGGCATAAGATATATAAGGTGTACCACCAAAATCAAAACCTAAATCTGCTGACCTAATACGATTAAACAATGTTCCAGATGTGTATCCACTTTCTGCAAAGATAGGGAACAACTTATTAGGGTTAGTCTGATTGCTTGACCAAGGCCTTACAATATCAAACGTAGTACTAATAGATGTTCCTGATGTGCTTTGAGTAGGATTAGTTGTTGCTACTGTATTACCCTCTGCTGCAGCCACTAAGGCTGTAGTTGTCGGGGCAACACTAGCTGCTACTACTTGCGTAGCCGGACTAAATGCAGTTACATAGTTAGCTGTAGAGCTAAACTGGCTAGGACTAATATCAATGGTTGTAGGTGCAGATGTACTATCCGGTGTTACAATCAGTGCGTTATTAGTACTAATCTCAGCAAGTGCTGCAAGCAATGCGCTTTGAAGCGTAGCTACAGTTCCGTTAGGCTTAGCTAACTCAGTAGAGTTTTGTGTAGCATCTGGATTATAATATAATGCAAGATAAGCTGAATCACTTGAAACACCTGAATCACCATACGTACTATCATTAGCTGCTGCGGTAAAAGCAGGATCAAGAAGCCTACCTGGGCCTTCACCATAATGCCTATCAAAGATTACACTACTACCACTTGTTGTATTAATAGTAATAGTAACCCTAGTCATTTTAGCATAAACAGGATTAACACCTTCGGTTACTGCAATATTACTTCCTGTAGAATTAGCAATAAGAGGGGACACCAATGTACCAGTTCTTGAGTCTCCTGGGGTTACAGTGTAAGCAAAGGAGCCTGTTACGTTTTTTCTATTTGCACTAGTAAAAGTAAGAACTGCATTAGAACGACTTACTGTAAAATAAGTTGTATCAGTCCAAGCTGCTTGTAACGCGGTAGCTATTTCAACAGCTGTTATTTCTTCTACATTAGTAGGTGAACTTCCAGAGTCAGGATTAAATGCTGTTGTGCTATCAAAGTTTATTGTTACTGCGTTACCTTCAGGTGGCGTAATAGTAATACGATCTGTAGTACTATGTGCAGCCCGTCCTGCTCTTGTTTGAGCGCCTGTAAAAGTGCTATTACTAAAGCCAGAGGGTAAACTACCTGTGCTAGCTACTGTAACCGTAAAGTTATTAGCATCAATTCCAACTGCTGCAGCTGTAGCTGTAACAAGACCTGTGCCTGTAGTTGTAGACCAACCGCTATTAGCGTTTATAAGCCCGCTGACAGCTGTTACAACAGTAGCTCTGGTTTGTGTACCACTAAGTGTTGTGCTGCTTGTGGAAGCATCTGGGAACGTTACAGTAAGAACAGGTTGTGGTATACTGTTATCAACACCAGTAGTAACAACACTTACTGATGAAGTAAGGTTACCACCAAATGTTGTTTCAGCATAGCCTGTACCTTGATAATCAGTTGCAAAAGCAATTGTTAAAGCGCTATGATTACCACCATTAACCGAAGTAAATCTTACATTGTTCCCATTAGCCGCAACACTATAGATAGCAGAAGAACTACCGCTAAAGACGCTAAGAGCAGATAGTTTAGACACCATATCGTCTCTAATCGCCGCTTGATTTGTGAGATTCTTTGTAAGAGTAATTGTCTCGTTGATTGCACCTTGTACTCCGCCTACGGCTGGTGCCGTAATAGTCATTGAAATTGCAGGACTAAGTGCTGCTGTAACTCCATAAACACCTACGCCTGTCGTTATAGAATTAGGTGATATGTTAGTTGTTGAACCACTACCAGACACTGCAAAAGTAGACGTACTAAAGGCTCGAGGCCCAGGAACATCTGACGTAAGAGTAAGTACATTTGAAGATACAGTAGCTGTAAAATCAGCTAGCGCATTGTTTGCATTAACATAATCTTTAATTGCAGCTACAAATTGTGACATAGTAATTGTAGCACCATCAGCATAACTAGTGCCAAGTATTGCACTCGCTGGGAAACTAACATTACCAATACTTGCATCACCATTAATAATCGCGCTAGCTCCACCATCAAGGTGGGTAGATTTATCACGATCATAAGTAAATGTTGCTGAAGATGGATAGGTTAGTGTGCTTACTGCGTTAACAGTATTAGGCCCAGTATCACCTGTGACTGTAAGATCTACAACTTCAAGCACATCAGTAGTAAAGCTACTAAATGTACTAACAGCTACCGTCTTAATGGCTTTAGTTCCTACTGTTTTCTTAGGCGTTTTACCATTGATAGTAACTGCTTGAGTCTCTCGTTTACCGCGGTTAGTATAGCCTGCGTTCCCGCTATTACCAGTAGCTGCAATAGTCGCAGTTGGAATGCCGCCTCCTTTAATAGGTCCCACATCACCTGCAGCAACCGCATCAAGGTCTCTAATAGTCCACGTATTGTCTCTATAATTCCAGATAAGAGCTTCATCACACTCACCTCCAGTTGAATTCAATGTTGGATAACATATCCAAATCTCTTCTTCCTGATGGTTTTGGATAGTAAATAGTTGTCTTTCATGAATTGGGTTTAAGTTATTGTAAAAGTATTGAGTAACTCTTTTACCCGACAAAGATTGAATATTACCAGGATTACCTGCAAATGTATAAATATCGTTAGCCCCTACTACAAAGTGCTTACCATCATATTCAACAACGGCGCCAGTAGTAAGACAACCATATTCATCTGTATTAGGCGCAAATGAAACCGGTGCAGAAATGTTACCAGTCAAACGCATAACGTGTATACTGTCTGTACTATAAATATACATATTACCTTGTAGCGATTTCATTTCTTGAATAACATTTGTTTCAGACAGTGTAAATTCATCTGCTGTACTTACACCTGCTGCAAACGGATTCCAGTTATTTGGAACAGCGCCAGGCACAGCAACATCAGAAGTTCGAACAACACCTGACAACCTTCTAATAATTTTAGTATTATTAGTTGCGTCAACCTCTGTAAGATCTCCCGCTACCAGCAGATCCCCAAACGATTGTACAATACCAGCTCTTACATCTACTGGGTTTCTTGATTCAATAGTTACTTTTACAGTATCGTTAATACTGAGACCACCCATAACAACAACAGTTGTGTTTGTAGAAGTATCTGTATATATCTGAAAGTTATTACCCGATACAGTAGGGATAGTTCCAGGCAAATTACCAGGAACAAAGTTAGTTCCATTTACTGTACCTGAACCGGCAGGACTACCTGCTTGTGCATTTTTAGTGTTAGTGCCTGTTACAAGAATTTGATTAGAAGTAAAATCTACTTTTTGTCCAAGGTCAAATACAGTACTATTACCAGCAACATACACATCATTATATACTTGCTGCTCAACTTTATAGCTATCCCATCCCGGTAGCTCTGCTAATACAATATTATTAATATCTGTATTACCAGGAGTATCAAGTATGTAATGCGGTTTATCAATACCATTATTTAGAATAAATGCAAAGCCGCCACTAAACAAAGTATGCTGCCAACCGTATGTTGTAAAAGCAAACCCATTTGTCATACTAGCTGGTGTAATATCTTTTTTTACGCCGGCGTGATCCTGAATATAAACCTTTTGGCCAACCGTAATACCTGCACGTATATAATCTACTACCCAAATGTAATAGCAACCATGCGGCGACTTATTAGGATTTTCCCATACAGCAAAGTATCGGACCTGACCAAACTCTTCATTAGCTGGTACAAGGTCCTCTACAATATTATTAAGTAATAGCTCTCCCGATATTTTACGGACTGCGCCATCTTTAAACCTAACATTACGTACATTAGTAAACACATTTGGTGCTAAGGCAACTGGAGGAGTATCAATAACTACTCCTTGTGATGCTAGATCAATAACAGAAATGGTTTGCTCTGCCATGTTACTCCTCCATTATATTTTCGTTAAGAACACTCTTTCTGGCCAGTAAGCGGGTCGATAAAGCAAGCTTCAACCGTTCCCTCTTCTTCCGCCACTTCCGGAGCTTTGCTAGATACCGCCTCTTTTTCTTCCACGGTTTCTTCAATTGTGTTAAGGATTCCGAATCGCTTACCAGATAAACGGAACGTTGTGCATCCCTTCGCCCCGCCCTTCCAGGCATCAACGTAAACTTTCTTGAAGTCTTCATATGAGACATCGTCTCCCACATTACAAGTCTTTGAACAAGCAGAATCTACATAATGCTGAGCAAGAAGCAATACAGCTAGATGATCCTGCACGGAAATCTCGTTTGCTGTTTTACCTTCTACACCATGGGCATATGCATAATCCTCCACACGCTCTACTTTCGGTCCTTCAAAAGTTTGGATTGTCCGATCATAATAGTGGCTAAACACGGGTTCAATGCCGCCTGAGACATTATCTGCCACGAGACTGATTGTTCCTGTGGGGGCAATGCTTGTAAGATGCGAGTTACGAATACCATGTTCTCGGATCTCCTTTTTAACAGATGCCGGCAAGCCACGAATAAAGTTTGATTTAAGATAGTCTTCACGATACATCGGAAATGCACCCTTTTCAGCTGCTAGTCGCGCAGATGCTCTATAGCAATTGTCACGCAAGCAAGCGAATACCTTTTCTGCCCACACAAGAAATTCTTGTGAGGCATAAGGCATGCCGAGCATTTCTCCGGCATTAGCCAAACCAGTGACGCCAAGTCCCATTCGGCGCTTGTTCTTTGCTTCATCGGACTGCTGTTTAAGTGGATAGATTGTTCGATCAATAATATTATCCTGCGCCCTTACTACATCTGGAATATCTTTCTTAAACTGTGTAAAGTCAAATTCGTTATCAACAATATACTTAGTTAGATTAAATGAACCCAACAGGCATGCACCATATGCGGGAAGCGGTTGCTCACCACACGGATTAGTGGCCCGAATTTCTTCACAATAAAATAGATTATTTAATTCAGTGATACGATCAATAAATAATACGCCAGGCTCAGCCCAATCCCAAGTGCTAAGCATGATTTTATCCCAAAGCTCTTTGGCGGATACCGTTTTGTGGTGGATTCCATCGTAGCACAATGCAAAAGAATCGTCGCTATCATTAGCTAGTGCCTCCATAAATTCATCAGTAATACCTACACTAATATTAAAACCAGTAAGCTTATCAGAATTACGTTTAGCAATAACGAACTCCTCAATGTCTGGATGGTCCACGCGTAGTACTCCCATCTGAGCGCCGCGGCGATGGCCAGATGATGCAATGGTTTGACAAACAGAATCGAAGATACCCATAAAAGAAACCGGTCCAGACGCTTGCGAGTCCAAAGATTTAATCCTGTCTCCACGGGGACGGATCTTGGAAAAGTCATAGCCAATCCCACCGCCTCTACGCATCGTCTCAGCAGCTTCACTGGCCTTCTCCATAATACTATTCATGCTATCTTCAATATCACCACTAACAAAACAATTGTATGCAGTAGTAATACGGTTAGATCCAATGGCAGACTGTACTCTACCAGCTGGTAGGAATCTCATGTTCCCAAGAATATCTTCTAGACTATACCGATGTTCTTGACCATCACATAGTGCACGAGCAATTCTTTTAATCTTATCAGTAAAGGTTTCCCCTTCCTGTCTATACTTCATCTGATCAATTTCTTCAGATAGCGTCATAGATGGTCCAGAATATTCGATATTGTGCATTTTTTATTTCCTCTATAAGTTAAGTATACCTTCCTCTTATAGGGGACGTTTAATTCAAATTGCTACATTTCGCATTCTTTTTACAAGGCGCTCAGCTCTATTAGTTACTTGCTGATACCAACGACTATCTACCATTTCAACTGAAGCAGTATGCCAATCCTGTAAAGCTATAGCTGCAAGAAAGTTTTTAAAACCACTTAGCCGCGGTCGACCCATATTAAACATCATATTAGCAATAATTAATTGGACCTCTTCGGGCAATACTTCGAAACTGGGGAGGAGCTTCTTGCATTCTTTGAGCACCACGTCGACGTCGCGAGCGAAGCATTCGTTGACTCTATCTTCTGAGACAGCTGTTCCAACCGGCTGTCCATACTCTGGATCAGACTCCAAAACAAGATGGCCAATACCAAAAGTAGGGAGACTAAGATGATCGAGATAGATTTCGTACTTAACTCCTTCATCAATCTTAAGCTCCTCTCTAAGCTGATTTATATTCATTTAGTTAATCCCTTTTGTTTTTCATAAGTACGTAAGCCGCCGATACCTAGCATACCACCAAGCACAGTCATAAGGCTTGTCATGTCAAACTCTGGAAGTGCTGGTATTTCTAGTCCATAAGCTGTAACTGCAAACAAAATAATTGGTTGTAGGACAAAGTGATATGCAAAAGCTATACCGCATACCCAACCAATAAACGGGCGCCATCCACCTTTAAATATACTACCGCTAGCTGCCTCTGCTTTATTAACTTCTATCTGAGCAAGTGCTAATTGTTGAGCATGTTTCTCACCCATAGTAGCAAGCTCATGTGCTATCCTAGCTTTTTCATCAGCATCAGGTATAAACTTATCTAGTAGCCCTGTAACTGGGCCTATTAGTGCTTGAATCATGTTGCTATCCCCGGTGTTTTTATTTCGTTATGTATACATTTATATGCTTGAGGTACGTGATCGGGCATTGCTTCTATTGCTTCACGCATTTCTAATGAACGCGTTACACATTGTTCTTTTGTTTCGTATGGTCCTCTAGTGTCTTCCATTTCAAAACAATTATTAGGGTTTGATGCTAAACAAACCAATACTAATACTTCAAACATTTTGTCCTCCTTTAGGCTAATCCTTTAAGCCAAGTAATATAATAGTATCCTCCAATTATAGTTGTTATCAGTGATGTAATAACTATAACTGTAGCTATAATACGTTCTTTTCTTTCAGCTTCTGCTTCAAGTGCTTTTTTTATTTCAGCACGTTCATTTGCTATTTCAGCTTGAAGCCTTTCCCATTGTCCGGGTTTACCATAAAGTTGAAAGATAGAGCGTAGTTCATTACGCATATCTTCTAGTTTTTCTTTACGAAAATGCTTTTCAATAGCTGAATCTTCTGCTAAAGAAAACTTAGCTTTTTTCTTTCGAGCTGCACCAAATTGGAGTTCTGCTTCTCCTTGAGCATAGCGTGATACAGCATTACTCATAGAAGAAAGGTCGCGGCCCATCTCTATGCCTTTTTTAATTGCGGAATGCCCTGCAGATAAGGCGGCGAAAGCTGACACTGGGTCGATCATTCTAGTATACCCTCACATTTTCTGTGTTAATGTATTTTGGAATACAATAGGCTGTCACTCGATCCTTTGCATTGACGTAATCGTTGTATTTATAGTTACCGTATTGTTTAGAAACTCGACTGGCAAAGTAGAGGCACTCATTTATGTTATAAAAGTACATATCTCCGCTAGTCAGTTTTCTTGTTTCTCCTGTCCCCAGATACACTAAGAGCAGGAACACATGTGTCATAGCTGTGTTGTAAGCATAACAGCTAGGCCAACCATTGAAACTGTTGATACCATAATCATTGCTTCAAGTCGCCACATGCGTTTGTCTAGTGTGTCTAGTTTATCGTTCATCATTTGGTAACGAACAGCACACTCTTTTTCATGTGCATCAAGTTCCATCTGGACTTTAAGTTCTGGTTCTATTGCCATCTTCATTACCCTGCGATTTCCATTAGGGTAATTGTTGACTGACCTTGCCCGCTAACTTGGTGATCGTTAATACGAAGAATTCCTGAATTTGTCCTGCCGTATAACGTATAAGTTACTGCCGATGTTGTGCTGGGCGAATCCAAAAATGAAAGCGCAATAGAAGCGTCTACATGAACATTCTGGCCACCGGGGTCATAGCAAAATATAGATCTTTCAAATGTTTCAATAGAAGCCGCCGTTGCGCCACCTATTGACCTGTAAAGAGCAAAGGCATTTTCACCAGCAGATGACCCGCTGTTGCCAGCAGTAACAGTCATATTAACTAGTATTTTGTTAGAAGATGATACAGGTGTAATTGCCTTTGTAATCCCAGTGGCGTTATAGCTGGATGATGTTAGCTGTTGGTAAGTATGGTACACAAACTGCACTACCTGAAGCACACTACCACTACGAATAGGAATCCCAGCAACCGTAACTGCGCCAAGAGACTGATTGTTTAATTTTGTGAGTGCCATGTCAATCTCCTATCCTATTAAGTAGCCGCAAAAGGCATTGTACTCATTTCCGTGCATAGTGGCTGTGTAAGATGTCGCATTAAAAATATTAACAGTGTCATTAGCTGACAAAGTTCTTATTGCGTCACCGTGTGTTGGATGCCAGTCTGTACCGCCCCCATCTTCATAAACTAAGAACTCCGCGCTTGAATCATTAATATAAAGAATTATTCGCGTATTTTGTTCATTAGTCATTGACCTAAAGCTGAAGAAGTAAGTGCCAGAAACAGGAGCAGTAAATTTGTACGTTGAAAGATTAAAATAACTTCCTACGTTTACTCTAGCCGTGTTGAGTGGGAATATGGTGTTTGCTGCCATCTCAAAGCTACCACCATTGTAAAAAACATTAAACGCTGGTTTAGCTGGTTGAAGAATACGTCCACTGTTATCAATCGTCATAGCCGCAGTTCCACCACTGCTTTGGATGGAGTCTACTTTTAGTATACTTGTCATTGTGCAATCTCCATCAAAGTTAATGAACTTCTGGATCTGTTATTGTGCCAACCCACATATGCAAGTCCACTTCCACCATACCTTCCAAATGCAACTGTATATGTAAATGCATTAGTTGTTGCAGGCGAATCTATAACTTCAAAACTAAACTGGGATTGGTTAGAGCTGCTTGAGCCTCTACCAAAAGCATAATCAAGTAGCCCAGCTGTGTCATTACCAAGTTCTGAAGTTGTCATAAGAGAACCTCCTGCTTTTAGGAAAAGATTTACTCCAATGCTTTCAGCACTACCACCACAAGAGATGTTACCTCTAATAAGAATTACAGAAGATGATGATTTTGGTGTTATTGTTGCAGACAAGTAATCTACTGGATTTGCAAGGTCGGTAACTGCTGTTGATGCTTGTGTAGTGCTAGAAGCTATAACAGTCTGAATTACATGACCAGACGAATAAAGTGTTCCGCCTGATGTAATAGTAGCCGCTGTAGTACCGTTAGTGTGTTGGAGGGTTTCCACTCCGATTATTGAAGCCATGTTATCCTCCTATCCTATTAAGTATCCGCCAAAAGAACTTCGCATTTTAATTATGTGAGACGAATCCCCAACTACTATTCTTAGTTGTAAAACAGTTCCTGCGTTTACATTTAATGCAAAAGACTTTTGTATTGTTGAGTGATGTTCAGTAGCACTAGATATGTAATACGAAATATCGTGTATCGTCCCTGAGTTAGCACCGTCCACCCATAAAGCTCCAAGGTGATACGATGCGGCATCTCCCCCTTCAATTCTAACCCCGTAATTAAACTGGTAAAATCCAGTTAAAGGGCAAGTCCATTCGTTTGTTGATATGTTGTAGTTGTTACCAATATCAAATAGTTCATTATCAAATGGTACAGTGTTCCAACCTGTTGCGGTTTGCGAACTGTCACTACTGCGTTCAACAAGAAATCTTGGTCTAGTTGGCGTAAGAAGGCGTCCACTGCTATCAATAGTTAACGCATCTGTTCCACCAGTCTTACTAGCTATTTCATCTACAAATAATTTACTCATATTACACCACCGTAAATGTGCCGTTGACAGTCAACGTAGCTGCAAGTGTAAATGGTCCTGCTACAAGAGCATTCTCACCACTGGCAATCGTTGTATTATCTGTAAGGCTGTTAGGGTTAACACGAATATTAGCTACGCCACCACGACTAATAGTGCTACTGAGTTTTGCTGTAGTAACTGAGTTATCTGTTGGTACTGTGCTATTACCTACTTCTCCTAGCGCAAGAATATAATCAATGCTATCTGAAGAAGATAAGTTAGAGGCAAACACAATGTTACTTCCGCTGACACTATAAGCGTCATTGGGTGCTTGTGTTACACCGTTAAGGGATACAATCAAAGACTCTGCGTTGGCTGGTGTAAATGCAGCACTGTTGTAAGTGAGTGCATACGTAGCTGTAGCAGATGCTGTGAGTGCGCCTAGTTTTTTAAAGTCCCCTGCAAGGGGCTGTTTACCTACATATGGCATTTATGCCTCCTTTATGTTACGATTGGATCTGCATCAGCCGGAGTAATATCACCAGCGTCAATCTGAGCCTTGAGTTCGATGTAGTCAGAGTTTGTAGGGTCGAGTGGAATGTGAACCTCTGGCTGACCATTCATGGTGCATCTGTATGCAATGTTGTTACCCTCAAGGTCAGTGTGCCATTTTACATTAGTAAATTCCATAATACCTCCTACAATTCCGCTTCGGCAGTCCACTGCCCAAAACCAATCATTAATACATTGCCGCTAATATTTTGACCAACAGTAAATCCATTTTCACGAATGTGGCCTATGTATCCGGCACCAGCAGAATAACTTATTGTGCCTGTATTTGTTGGTATCAACTGCCCCCAATGTCCATTACTGTTTCCATATGTAGTCATAGTAGGGGTCGCTCTCATTGGCGGGTCTAGTTGTATACCACCAGAATAAATACCTGAGTTATTAGAACCACAATAACCACCCATTGCCCCATTATAACTGTTAGATGTAGTGTTAGAAGAATTTACTGGTGGTTGGGAATATACGAAACTTTTTTGATAAAAACGTTTGCAGCTATGCAACTCATTCGCAAACGACCGATGCTCAAACGGCGTGGCCTCTTCGCCAAGTTCAAATTGCAAGCCAGCTAGATTTAACTCCCACGCAGTTGTGCTAGTGTCTGCTGCGGGTTGAGTAAACGAAATTGAAAGGTATGCGCTGTTATCTATAGTAGTATTAGCAGGGGCTGGAATATCAAAAGTAAAGCTGTATTTTACCCACGATGAAGTTACAGTAAGAGACTGGGCAACTGCATTATCACCACCACCACTAGATGTATTATACCACGCGGGTTGCATTGTAAAACTGCCACCAGCGGGATTAGTTCCTTTTGCGTAGAAAGAAAGTGTGGCTTTGCTACCAATTAAATGCACAACATTTGACGCTTCAATGTTTTGATAAACACCACAGTTATTATTTGCAGTTGTTACTGCTAGTTTTAGGTATTTTTCAAATCCAAGAGAGTTTCTGTCAGCAGTTGAAAATGCTTGCTGTGACATTGTTACTCCTGATGCGCCAGAAAGTGCGAGATAATATCTATCTAAAGAACCGTAACCTTCTGTTGTATGGCTGCTTCCTCGCTGTGCCACCTGCATCGCACCGTTGATGATGAGGTTTCTAACACCTAGATTACCATCATTAATTATTTTATCAGCAGTAACAGCATCATTAGCTATACTAGCTGTTTTAATTGTACTTAATGCCATTATAGCCTCCTATTAGTAAGGGCTTGCACCAAGTAACGATGTATCCCAAGCTGCCTTTAGCTCTGTAATTGTTGACGCACTATCAATAGCTGAAGCAGCTGGTGCATCACGAAGTGCGTTTTTAGCTGTAGCAATAGCTGTTGTACTTGCGCTAGTTTCAAGCGCTTTCATAAGTTCTACGTCTTTAGCCTCTAGCAGTGGCTTACGTACTTCTCTTACTTTATCTTTAAATATAGCTTTAGCGCTATCCATATCTTCCGAGATTACAGTTCCGTCAAGAACCCAAGCACCACGGAAGTTACGGTCTGCAGGGACGTTTACGCTACCAGCCAGTGCTGATTGTCCGTTTGCATCTACAATATATGTATCTACCATTTATTTCTCCTATGCGGCGATTAGATCTTGATCGATCTTCCATGCGTTTCGCCATTCTCTAGTTTGAGGTAATTGTTCTTTTTTACAGATAACCATCTTAAGGCGGTTACCTTCGTTATATGTTTTCCACACTGCTTGTGGGCAGTCTTTAAGTATAAGATACTCAATGGCCTCTTCTTCGGTCATAGCGTCAATAGGCTGTGTCTCATGTAGTAGATAGCCACGGGTATGCTTAGTAAAGTCAGGCTGTGCCTCATCCTTTGCTAGCTCGTGGTATACTTCTACGGGTGGTAAGATACCGCCCTGTAGCGCACACGCCATCCAGTTAGGGTCAGGAACCAATATCTTAGCGCACTCATCCACACTGTCCTCGTACACTACACGGTAGTCTGACTGCACACCCTCAAGGTTTTCTTTGGCCCAGCAGAGCCTATCCCATAGATGTGTGCCTTGAAACTTTGGGGTCACTGTCATGCTAGGTCTCCGTGAACTGCTGCGGCGCATTTTCTATCTACAGCACTGCCACCTTCTTCTAACTTTAAATCAATTCTTGTGGTGGCTCTACCGTTGTTATAGACAACCGCATCATTATTTTGTGCGCAAGTAGAAGGAACAGCCTGAAAATTGTTGGTAAATGCGTTAGTAAAAGTAGTTCTGTAATTGCCAGTTCCTTGGTCTGCCGTGCTTGATGTGTTAAAGCTATCATCTAATGATGCATCAGTGTTTTGATGTAACCACGCCTTCGCACTACCATTCACAACAAACTTTGTATCCAGCGACCCTGCGGTGCTATGTTCTAGCGTATCTGCTTTAATTTTTCCATTTGCCATTATGCTAGGTCTCCTAAAACTGCTGTATTTCCAGTAACACTTGTACCGCTTGAGGGAGAGTTAGAAACGCAACAAGAAACAAAATACGAGCCAGTTGCAGGTGATGATATGCCTATACTTCTAGGGGCCTGACCTGATGTTTCAGCAGTTCCAAAAGCCATATATGTTGTGTTAGACATAGCGTTTGTCATATTTATTGTATAAGTATTAGGCGCGTTTCCCGATTCGTCTACGCAACTTGCAACATTAAAACTATCTTGAATAGTAAACGAACCATTTATATTATTCCAAGACTTCGCCAACCCCTGTTGCAAGTTAGTGGTCGTGCTGTTACCTTCCCCTGTTACAAGGATAGACCCAGCGGTACCTACGCCAGTAAGCTTGTCTGTTTTTATCTCACTCATGCTAGGTCTCCGTGAATAAGTTGTGACATCTGGTCACTATCTGTACCTGTTTGATTTCCATCAGAAGAAAAACTATCTATGCCGCAACTGCTTGTAATTGGAGGGTAAACGTCTTTATTAGAAGTAGAAAACAGAGCATTAACACCGCCATCATGCCTTGAATGACCTGTGTTTGGATATTGTGTTGATGACATATTATTGGTGAAAGCACTAGCATATTGACCTGTAGTGGAATCTATCAAAGAACTGACGTTGAATGAATTATCTATAGCAACAGTGCCAGTACCGTCAAAATGGTTCCACGCCTTCGCCGCACTCTGCTTCGTCAGCGTGACTGCACCGCCAGAGCTGGTCTGTACTGTATTACAATGTACTGTACTCATGTTACCACCAATGTCGCACCAGCACTAACGGTGATGACGACTCCTGAAGCTAGGGTTAATGGACCAGCACACATACCATTAGTGTTTGCGGCTACTGTTACTGAAGTGTTTAGTTCTTTTTCATGTACTCTAATAATGTTACCAAGTTGTGTAGCGTCACCAAGGTATGACCCTGCAGCGCCTTGAGCAAGCATTGCTGCTGTTACTGAAGAAGGTGAGGGTGTAGTAGTCTGTACAGCTTTACCTTGATATACTACATAAAAGTCATCTGTGCTTGCTACGTTACCTGTCATAGTGAGAGCCGTTCCAGAAACATTATATGCTACTGCTGGCTCTTGTCTTACGTTGTTTACGAATACTTCAAGCTCATTAGCATTTGCTACAGCTGTAGTAAGTGTATAACTAGCGCCACCGTTACCTGTAATAGCTTGTTTAGCCAGTGAAGAAAAGTTTGAACTTGCTTGATTACCAATGTAACCCATATCACCCTCCTCTAGCTACTAATATCATCAACGGCAGATACAACCACATCGACTGAGCTTGCAGTGTCTGATACAATATTAAGCCTATCACCTGACTGTACTACAAACTTAGCACCGCCATCAAGAAGCTGAAGTGAACTTCCAGCTGGAATAGGTGCATCTTTAATAAGGTAGTAGTTATTACCACCGTTTGAAATGTATACAGAAACAAGTATCTGTTGTGCCACAATGTTGGCAAGGTTAATTCCTACGATAGTATCATACGAATCAAAGTTAGCTCCATCTGGAATGTCAGTTGCCGAAGTTCCGATGGCTCTTTCTATATAGCGTCTAAAGTTCTGTGCCATATCTTTCTCCTATAGTGCAATTGACATTGCAATTGAAAATCCTTTTGTAGCAAAACTACTAGTATCAGTTGCCTGAATAGGTAACCACGTACCTACTGGCGCTCCTGTACCTGATGGTGCTACTGAACAATATTTAACTGCGTTATCTGTTGTGTTATAATACAAGTCACCTACGGTTACTGTCTTACCAGCCGCTTCATGTGCATTCTCTGCAGCCGCATCTGTAGCATAGTTACCGTAATACTTTTCATCAAAGTTAGCCACACTGCTAGCCGCTTGGTCTGCCCAATAAGCCGCTGAATATTTTGCTGTTCCACCTGATCCTGTAACAGGAGTAGACATAACAAAGTTACCGCCACCTAAAGCCCATTGTTTTGCCGAGCCATTAGTGTTACCTGCTTGAATACCTACTGCATATTCTTTAGATGAGTATTCAGTGTTATCAGCTGTGGTAGATGTTTCAGTTGCCCAGTCTTTAGCATTACCAGCACCTGAAGCGTGATCTACACCTGTGCCTCCAGTTGCCCATGCTTTAGATGAATAACCTTCACCTGTAACTGCTTCACCGTTTGTTTTTTGCGCCCATGCTTCTGCTTCATCTTCAGAGCCTTGTGCATCTGTAGCTGAACTTGCAGCCGCTGTAGCCGAGTTACCTGCATTTGTAGCTTGTGTACTAGCTGTTGATGCGCTAGTTGCCGCATTGTTAGCTTGAGTAGTCGCTGTTGATGCACTTCCCGCACTAGCAGTTGCTGAGTTACCTGAAGCTGTAGCACTATTAGCACTATTAGTTGCTGAAGTTGCTGCATTAGTTTCAGAAGTAGCTGCAGCTGTGGCTGAGCTAGCCGAAGCTGTTGCACTACTAGCACTAGCAGTTGCACTATTAGCACTTGCTGTAGCTGAAGTTGTTGCACTGTTAGCAGAACCAGTTGCTGATGTAGCACTTGATGCCGCTGAAGTTGCAGAGTTAGCCGCTGCAGTTTGTGAAGCTGCGGCATTAGTGGCTGAAGTACTTGCTTCTGCCGCTTTAGTTGTTGCTGTTGCTGCGTCTGCTGCTGTAGTTGAAGCAGAGTTTGCCGCCGCCGAGGCAGAGCTTGCACTAGCGGTAGCTGAAGTTGCACTCGCTGTAGCACTAGTTGCTGCGTTAGTTGCTGATGTAGCCGCATTAGTTGCACTAGTAGCCGCCGCTGTTTCTGATGCTTTAGCATTAGTTGCCGCTGTTTCAGCCGCTAGAACGTCTGCTCCTACAATATCAGGAATACCATCAATTAGTGTATCTGTAAATAAGCCACCATTAGCGGCATTATCTGTTGCACCCGTAAATTGTCCGGGCCTTGCTGGTGTTGTCATTATATTAAGCCTCGCCCGTTAAAGTTAATTTGTAGGTTTCCACCTGAAGCGTTTCGTTTAGCGTCTTCATCGTTAAGTTCTGCAATTTCGCTTTTAAACATTGCTAAATACTTTGCAGCTTGGTCATCATCTTGCACATATGCAAACACTTCTGATAGTGCCCCAAACAAAAGAACACGCTGGTTTTCATCACGCAGCCAGTTAGGTGTTGCAATACCAATATAATAAGTAGCAGTTACAGTACCACCCGTGCTAGCCGCTTGCGCTGCGCTTTGAGTAGCATAGGCAGTTGTTCCCGTGTTGCTATTAAAATATAATTGTTTAGAATTAGCTACACCAGATCCTGCACCGGTTGTTGTAAGAAAACCGGCATTATAGTTAAGCACTGTTACGGAATAAACAGCGTTAAGTGCCGGGAGTCTACGGTAATAATAAAGTTCTATACTATTAGCATCTGATCCTTGATTTGAAAAACCAAAGCCAGGTGTAAGGTATACTACATTTCTTTCCCGCGTCCAATAGTTATTTGTTGAGTATTTTTCAGCAGATGGATCATTAAATGTACGTACATCTAGCTTTTCATTAAATACTCTAATAGCTGCACCGGAAGTGTCTACTTCTTTAATTTGAATAAATTCAACCAAATCGTAAGGTAGTTGTATTTCTGTTTTACTTGGGTTAACACCCGATGTTGCTGTGGTTGCAGACTCAAGTAATGTTTTTTCGTATACTGCTACGTTTTCTAGCGGAGGTACGCGTAGTGAGCGATATGCTTTATCTGCAGCATACTTAAGTCCATCCTTAATAATCGCATCACTAACAACCTCTTCATCCCTGTTAGACCAGGTACGAACAAGCGCCACTAATTCATCATAGGTTATTGCCATATCAGGTCTCCTAATTAAGTATTTACCAAGAGATCTCTGTATTCAGTTTGCAAAATAGTTCTCAACCGTTTCATATTATTTGGATCATTCATAAACCCAGGGTCGTGTAAATCTAAATGATGTTCTTGCAAAATCTTAATTGCAACAATATCGGGAATAGTTGCCATCTTACGATAGCCACCCTTTTTGTGACCGAAATATGCCTGCCGGTCGCGATCCATTTTAGCTTGTTCTTTATATTGAGTAATATCTTGTGTTGCTTGCCAATCACCTGAACTCAGGTCAAAGCCAGCATGAATACCTTCGTCTGCTTTTACTGTAGCACTACGAAATTTAAAATCTGTCTCTTTGCTCATGTCCTCAAAACTCCTTTATGGCGATTGTGTATACGGTGCAAAGCGTCCTGCTTTGATATAGCCTAAGCGTGCGCCAGTAGTCCCGACAACAGCTGGTGCCGAACCGACAGCGACTGAACCCGCATTAGGTGTAAAATGAGTAATTTTATTAGTGGCTTCATCTACGCGCCACACACATCTATCAGCTGGGTAAGTATTCCCATTAGCAAGTTGAATAACTAGCATTTACTTATCTCCTGTTTATTTATTTTTTCATTGGGTTATTCATAGCCGGACCACATCCTGCTACTTTACCACCTTTGTTGTAATAGCCAGCTACGTTGCCGCCCATTGCTTTATATTCAATATCTTTTCCAGTTTTGTCAGCATACTTTTTGGCAGCTTCCATTCCGTACTTATTATATTTAAATTCTTTATCACCAACCTTTGGCATAGTTACCTCCTAAAAAGAAAGGGGAAGCCATAAAGACCTCCCCTAACAATAGTCTAGTTAAGACCGTAGATAGCACCACAACCCAATGGGTTACGTACTTCCAAAGTGCACTCTTCAACCATCATTCCTTTGGTTGAGTCACCCTGCTGGCCTACGTCTACTTCCTGCATAGGGCGCAGTGTAGCGACAGCAAACCACATTGGATCATAGATCAATGCAGCAAAGTCAGCAACATCAGGAATACCAGCACCAGAGAATGCAGTACCGTTATCGCCTTTAAGCGCAACAGAATTAGACAGACCCATTACGTAGTTAGGAACTACCATAAGATCGCCAAAGTCTGACATGTACACATCAACAGACTGACGGAGTTGACCGCCAGCATCAATGTTACGTACAACACCAGTATCTGAAACCATCAGGTCGGAAAAGTCACGACGCAGCTTTGGTGAAAGCATAACTTTCGTAGCCTTACCACCTTGCTCGTAGATCTTCTGCATAACAGCGTCGATGTCTGTTAGTGCAAGAGTACCACGTGCTGGCGCGGTAGTACCGCCGTTGATTGAACCGCGAACAGTTGCAGTACCGTCAGCATCAGTACCAGCATTAGAGGAAGAAGCTGAAGGAGCTTCAAACTCACCTACATAGTTACATGTAGTGGCTGAGTTGATAAATGACTGGTAACCACCAGCTGAACGGGCATTAGCGTTCTGTACACCAGTAGCGTTAGAAACATTATATGAATGAATCATATCGAATTCAACGTCACGGCGCAATTCAGTACCACGCTTCTTCAACTGATAAGCATACTCATCAGCTACGCCAGCTTGGTCTACTGCACGGCGTGTGCCAGATACAGCAATTGTCTTACCATTAATCTGAGTGTAGTTACCCAAACGTGTACGATACGGTCCAGATACTGCGAACTTGTTACCAGTTGCAGGTGTTGCACCCGTACCACCAGAACCATCAGCAGTTGGTGCAATAAAGTCTGTGCCTTCACCAATACGTGAGTTGCCTGGAGCTTCCAGCTGGTCTGTCTGCCACTCATGGTAGATAGCTGTTGCTTTTGCTTTGCCGATAGACGACATAAAAGGAGTTTCATCACGAGTGATCATTGTGATGAAGTTTGCAAGATCCTCACGCTGTGAGACGTCTTTGCCAGTTCCGCGTGCTGGTCCCTGTGGACCTCCGGTGCCGCGGACACCAAGATTGTTAGCCATTGATTATACCCTCCTAGGTATTACATGTTTAAGGAGCGTTCGGCAAGAGTTCTAAGAAAGTCCTGTTGTTCTTCAGCAGATGCGTTGCCGCTTAGTGCGCGCTTACGTTTTTGTTCTGCTGCGTCTTGCTTTTGCTTAGATATTGTTTTAGCTTTTCTAAGCGGAGCTTTCTTTGTTGGGGTTGATTTACGTTTAACCGCACCTTTAGACACACCTTGCTTAAGGCGTCTAAAGTCATCAACAAACTTAACGATAGCTGGGTCAGCAATTGAATCCAGAATTTCTGGAGCAATGCCCTCCTCAATAGCAAATTCCCTAATGGCAATTGCTGTATCCTCATTAAAGTCTGGTATTAGCGTAGGAATAGTTTCATTAAAGTATTCTAGTTGCTCATTCCATTCTTTTTCATTACTAGTTGCTTCTTGTGCAGAAACAGCTTTTACAAGTTGTTCCCGTTGGTTGCGAGCTTCCCAGTAATTCTTTTGGACTTGTTCTCGTTTATCTTTTAGTTCATTGACTTCATATGTATCACCATCTTTTCGGGCTTTATCAATTGCGCCTTCAAGATCATGATACTCTGCAGCTAACGCTTGTTCGTTAGAGTATAGTACAGCAGCTGATGCTTTGGACATTGTTTCCAACTCATTAACTTTTTCCTGATACTCGTCTTCCAACTCTTTTCTTGCGTCACCGAGTTCTCGACCCTTTTTAGAAAGATGTTGTTCAGTAGAGTAACCTTTAATAAGATCACCAAAAGAAACTTCAGCAAATTCGCCATCAACTTTGATAACCACCTTAGCTTCTAAATCAAGGTCTTCCGTAGCATATACATCAGATTCATCGGTAGCGGACTCTTCGTCGGCATCTTCTTCTTCTGTATTTTCTTCTTCTTCCTCAACCTCTTCTTCATCATCTTCGCTAACGGCTTCCTCAGATGTTTCTGGGTCTTCTTCATCTGATTCGTCCGGATCTAACTCAGGTACCTGCTCCTCGGGTAGAGATCCAACAAACTCGGAGTTTGCTATGATGTCAGCCAGCAGGGCATCTTCAGTTTGATCATTGTTAACCGCTGCAATAGAGTCATCCTGTGGTGGGGTAGAGTCCATTTCCGCTTTGGTATTTTCTTCCATTAGTTAGCCTCCTTCTTTATGGGGGCCTTCTCGGAATTCTTAGTCCTTGTGTATCGCTCAACAAGCGCATGAAGGTTTAGTAGCTTATCTGCATTCAGTTTAGCTTTACCTGCACTACGCATGGAGTCGTATTCCAAGGTGTTAATCATTTCATTATAATTTAAAAGTAGAGCGTCGATGTCAATCGGTCTCATCCGTATCCTCCTGTAGGTGTGGGATATTTTTCCCATACATCTCGAAGCTTATCATTTTCTCTTTGACACTACCAAGTGCCATAGCAGAAGAGTAGAGGAACTCTCGAGATTTAGTTTCATGCGGCTCCGTCTTGAGCCACTCTAGAAAGAAGTCAACTAAGACTTCGCCATACACTTCATCAAAAAATTCAGTCCGTTCTTTGGCGGCGAAGTGCCCTTGTACGTGAGCACGACGCGCCATTTCTTCCGGATGTATCTTGTGATTACCGTATGATTTATTATTACTCAGCCTCTTCTCGGCTGTCTCACGGTATTTATCCATAGTCTTTAAGCAATCAAAGTATTATAAACAACTTCATTGACCTGCGCTGCAGTGCCGTGGGCTGTTGTTAGACTTACCAGTGTTTGTGCACCGTTGTTAAGACCTGTTACAATTTTATAAGACTTAGCTGCGCATTGAACGCCTGATTGAACTACGGTTCCAGCGGTAGCTACATTAAATGTAATTGCAGCATCGCTATCATTTGTTACGATAATTTTACCAGCGCCAGCGCCTGCTGCAGTTGTTACCGTTCCAGATTGAGCACCGCCTGCTCCTGATTTATTGATTGTTACTGTTGCCATTAGGGCCTCCTGAGTTTGTTAAAAGGCTTCTCGCCATTGCTATAATATCGGTATATTCTGGATGTGCAGGTATTTCAGCACCCTCTTTAGTTGCTTTAATTGCAATATCTGCCCATTCTTGAAAGTGCTTGTCAATTGCAACAGCTAGTTGTTTTGCATTATCATCAAACGTATTCTTTGTTTGAGCAGATGTATATTTTACATTAGCTTCTGATAGCGCAATATCTGCCTCTGCTTTACGTTGCTCAGCCTGTTGCTTTGCTTGTGCTGCTTGAGATTGCTGTTGAATTGCTTGGCCAGCCTTTTCTTTAAACTGATCGGTAGTATAATCTTCGAGAAAATCATTACTATCCAGATCCATAGCTTCAATAAGCTTAGTAGCTAACACTGCAGGGGCTGAAGGCTTTACCACCATACCAGCACCTTGCTGATTAAGTGCAGGTAAAATTTCAGCACCTACTTTAGATAGCTTTGCAATTTTTGAGCTATTAGAGTTTTCCCCAATATCTAAGAAAACTTCTACTTCCATTTTTGAAGGTAGCGCATCAATATTAACAGTTTCAATAAGGCCGTTCATATTATAAGGTATGTTACCCTTCATTGAAGTTTTAATTGTATGATACACACCTTCAATCAATCGTTTAAATCCGGTTTCAGAAAATCGTCTTGCAATATGCTGAATTCGTTTTTGTGCTGCTGATTGAACAGCGCTAAGCTTTTGTTCAGAGTTTCCTGATACATATAGTGTATCATTAAGTCCTTGAGCGGCCTTAGACATACCTGTAGCTTGTTCTTTAATAAGCTGCAAGTGCTCAAGCAAAGGTACTGTACCTGTAGAAATAGATTCAGGAGGCAGCTGTTGTACTGCACCTACTGGACTACCGTTAGTTGGAATAATCTGCTTTGGCTTCATGTTTTGAAGTGCAGAAAAATCTACCACGTTTGGATCAGCCAGCTTAGGCGAGTAGTTAGTCAAATATGTATTCTCTACAAAACCTCTAAGAATAGCAGTTGATGCTAGCGTAGAGCTACGTGTAAAGTCTGCCATTGATAAACCAAAGAATTCATGTGGTATATCAATTGGTACAATGTCAGCTAGTGGTACCATATCACAATCTTCTTCATAAAGGATATGTGTACCCGCAGTAATAATATGCTTTAGCTCAGCAATACCATCACCATCTCGGTCTACTCTAATCCAACACTCAGTAACTGTAACTTCACGGTTTGCTTCTAATGGTGTTTCACTTACAGAGTTTGAGCCTTGATAATATTCTTGTCCTGTAATTTCTTTACGGGCTGCTACATCTTGCGCATAATCCAAGGACCCTGTCCATGCGGCTGCATCAGATAGTGCATCCCAATCCTCAACAGCATCTGCCATATCAGGATAGTACTTACGAATTTCAGAACGAGTCATACTATTTTGGATACCAACAAATGAAGCGTCTTCAATTGTAGTAGCATCTCTTGAAATACGAAAGTTTTCTGGTGGAACTAACTCAAGTTTAATTTTAGATTGATTAATTTCTTGACGAACCCGTACATTAACATATACTAGTTCAACCTCTGGTCCTAGATTATCTGATGGTGACATTGCACGGTTTTCAAATTCTAGATCACCAACAATTTCTAAACTATCATCAGAAAGTATTTCATCAAGTTTAGTCTGACTAATCTCTTCATATTCTTGAAATACATAATCATAGTCTTCAATATAGCCCCAGCGAATTACTGCATTCTTCCATAAAAGTGCAGACTTCATCCATTGCTCAAGTATTTCCCAACCATTGTTTTGTTTAAATAAGGTATAATTAATAAGCATCGCGGCATCTTTAGCGCCTTGAAAAGCGCCAGGCGTATCGTTCCATGGTAGGAAGCGGGCAATGCGCTGATTACTTAAAAACAAATCACACAAAACAGCTGTGTATGCTTCTATTACTTCTGTTGTAGAGGTATCAACAATAGTCGATACACCTTGTGGTGACAAGTGTGCAACAGGCAAACCTGCATATTCATAAGTAGCTTTAAGACGTTCGCGTGCTAAGTCTGACGAGTTAAGCCAATCACCTGTAGAGTTTTGTACTCCGCTTTCAACTAGACTAACTAATTGCTCATCTGTAACCGCTTCTTTATAACCGTAGGCTGACATTAATATTTACCTCCGGTATTAGAATAAATTGGTTTTGATTTTTCTAAATCTTTAACTGTATATTTACCGGGCTTTGAAAGTTCTTTCTGCGGTTTCTTTGCAGGTTTTAACTTTTGATCGGCTTGAATAAATCTAGACATGTACCGCTCCTGGGTTTATCTATCTGTGTCTTTTAATTTTGCTTGCAATCTTTTTAGGTTGCTTGCTATGTTGTTTTCCCGCTCTAATACTTTTTCTCTTAGCCCGAGTAGTAGCGGCGTGTTCAGCTGGCGAGAGACGTCCCACAGCTGAAGCCGGCATATAACGCTCTCCAGTTGCCAGCGGACCTTGCGTTGAAGGTTTACCACTTCGAGTCCGCCACTTCTGAGAAGTCCATTTGCTGAGGCTCTTTTGCGACGGTTTCTTTGCCATTAGTCGCGGTAGCCTCCACCCTTTGCTTTATATTGTTTAGCAAGCATTTGAGCTTTACGAGCCGACCATTGGCCCGGTCGACCGCCTTTATTACTAGCTTTAATCCGGTTAAACAGGTTTTTCCGCATTGTTGGTTTCGTATAATTTCCTGCTGCATTAACTGCCATTTTGTCATCTCCCTACCACTTTACTTTATGTGACCAGTACTTTGCAGATAGTGGTCCAGGATTAGCACCTTGCGCATTATGTCGTGCATAATAAGATTTCTTTCTTGCTTTATCTTTTGCAGACTTTGGATTTTTACCGGCGCCCTTTACGCCTTGTTGTCCAAAGCGGATTAGCTTTTCTTTTCCGCCTGACCTTGCAAGGACCGCATGCGATTTTGTTTTATGTCCGGGTGTGCGTTTTGGTTTATTGTATCCGGAGAAACGCTCCCCTGCTTTTTCGATTGCCATTTTGTTTCTCCATTATTATACCAAAAGCTATTAACCCACACTATAGGGCTTTTGTATTCTTTTCGCCTTCGTTTTTTCTTTGGCTTAGTATAAGGTATATATGTCATTTGCTTTTCTCATGTAGCTGCCCCATTAATTAGCTTACACTTATATTCAACAGTGGTCCAACTTCCATCTTGTGGTAGTTCTTCATGTAATACTTTAAAGCTAATACATTCTTGTTGTTTTTCAAACCACTGTATATCTTGTTTAACGCAAGTGGTTTCCATACATGCTGTTAGTAATAATGCCCATATCATTTGTGTTCATGCCCCATCCAAATTCCGAATACGCCTGTCATAACACCCATAACCACAGAGACAAAGGCTGACTGTGCACCAGTCGGATCTGGTAAAGCCATAAACCATTCAGCACATCGCCAAGACATAAGCGTAGACATAAGCATCATAAAGCGAGGCAGTATTTTCCATTTTAAAAATGTTTCTACTGACATGGGTTTCTCCATAAATAAGTGGCGGATTTATCCCCTACCTCCGCCGGGGTAGTGAGGACACGGGAACTTTAAAGCCACTGCGTATTTTCCTGCTCAGTAGAAAATTTCTGAGACCAAGGTACTTTATTTACAGTTAGCTTATCATAGTGTGTTCGTAATGTTTCCAGGGCAATTGCTACAGCCATTACAGTATCATCATGACACCCAGGTGCAGCTTCAGTCTTTCCTGAATCAGTACTAATATAATCTTTTAATTCTTGTATCATTATCTTTGAAGCAATCCATATGTCATCGTTTTCAACGGCATTCTTTAGATTACCAATAATGTGCGGCTTAGTTACCTGAGTTGTCCTAAACCCTGGAACTTGTCCTTCTTCCTTCGAGATTGAAGATATTTTTGTTTGCCTATATAGATTAATATAATTCATTTGAGTTAATCGAGATAGCGTGGCGACGCCCATGGAATTACTTTCAACAGTAAGCAACGCATTATTATAGTACCTACCTAGATAAAACAAAAGATCACCAAACTTACTTGGATCTAAATGATTATCTCGGAATAAGGCAATTACCTTTCTTTCTGTATCTAAGACCACTGCTGTTGAATAATCTTGGCCTACCCCAAGTGCAACATCTGCAGCAACAATAAAGTTACTATTCCAATCAGGATAATCCCATATATGTAACTTTCCTTCATTTGAAGGTTCCCATGATGCAGACTGAAAGTCAAAGTTCATCTTCTTTTCAGGTTCTACCGGCATTAGTCTAGCTGTCTTCTCTGGATCAAACACAGAAGAGCCTGCAGTAATAAAGGCTTCATCGGGAGACGCTGGGTACTCCTGGCGGAATTTTAATTCCCCACCTTCAGCAATCTTCAACCGACGCCAGTAAAGCTGTCCATCGTTTAGGTCATACTGCTCTACTAGTAGATCTTCTTCTGAAGATCGTTCGAAGCCTTCCGGTGGTTCTCTCCAGTATTCAGGAGTTGAGAACCAGGGAAGAAACAAAGGAAGATAATCGTTCTCTCCATCTAATGCACCTTTCCACAGCCGATAGAATTCCCCTTTAGCCCCATTAGCTGTAGACTCAATAATGACTTCCGTACCCGGTGCTTCTGAGATACCCTGAAACAAACCAGCGAGAATCTTCTCATCATGCGTCCAGAATGCGACCTCGGAGAGATGAGCAATTGTTGGGGTAGTACCTCGACCAGCTTCCGGAGAACCAGCAGTGTATAGTCGATACGAACCAACAGGCCTCTCACCTGAAGCATCTTTAGGGAAGTGCGGAGCCGATATAACAATTTCCTTAGCATTGGACTTTACCTCATTGGGTCTATACTCAGGATTCATATTCTTAATAATGTTACGACTCATAGTAAACAGGGCATCTGATGTCGCACTATCATGCGCCATAACTACAGATCGTGCATGTGGTGAGAAGTATGTTTTCCAAAATACTCTACCAGCACAGTAAGTAGATATGCCCTGTTGCCGAGCCTTCAAGATAATAGCGCGCACCTTCCCGGTTTCTCGCAGCTGTTTATCCAGAGCTTCTGTAATTTCTTTTTGACATGCGTTAAAAGAAAAATCAACGAAGCCAGCTCTAGCATCCTTAGTAATAATTTTAATATTGTCTTTAGCAAAAGATGTGAAGTCTTCCTCATAGGTAGTTAGCTTCTGTCGCTTTTGCTTTTCTTGTAATAACTTTAAAAGCTCTTTCTTATCTGCCATAGTTGTGTCCTCACATAACTTTACTTTAAGGGGACATTTAAGATAAGTTTAAATGTCTCCTATAAGAGGGGGGAGATATATACTATATATGTACTATATAAGCTAAAGGTATACTATATATGCTATAGAGGTTGATGATGGATGCTAGTAAGGCTAGAGGTTAGGTTAATTTAAACCAATAATATATATATACCCCCTATATACTTTCTGTACCCCCTAGATTCCCCAGAAGCTAATCTCTCAGAACCTAGAACTTTACTTGAAGTCACTCAGGAACTCAGCACTTAGAGTAACCTTAGGGCTATCCCTCAGTACTCTCTCAGCTCTACCAGCACTGTAAGCGCCTAGCGGCACTTATCCCATGATATTATCTCTAATTACAGAAAGCGAATGTTATGTTTCTATTCCACTCTATCTTTATTCTAGCAGCTCTATTCATCTGCTGGTTCTGTTACTCATGCATAAAGGAGGACTTCAATGACTGAGTATGTTTACCATGTGTATCCCGATGGCACTGTTAAAATCATCTGGCGGCGATAGCTATGACACAGATTCTTATCCTCGCGATAGCCTTGTGTGTCATAGGCTTCTCAGCTTGTCTTGTGTTTCTTCTTGTTGAAATACTTGAACGGTATGTAGTTCCTTACATATCTTCTAAGCTACCATAACTACTCGAGGAGAGGCTAACGCCTCTTTTCCAATGATACGTCTTAGTAGCCATACACGGACGGATTACCCTCAGCCGCACATAAAACGGGTAGGCGTATCATCTTTACACAATCTAAACACATCCAACGAAAGGTACTATTATGAATATTCAAAGTTTCCAGCCTCGCAATTATCGCATTGACAATGTTGAATTGAACTGGGCTAAATTGACCAAACCTGTTTCACCATTCGGCGTTATGCAGTATGAGCTTCAAATTGCTACTACTGATAAAACCGTAGCTGACGAATGGTCTGCTAATCATCTTAATGTTAAGTCAGAGCTTGACAAAGAAACTAAGCAGCCAACAGGTAAGTTCATTGCTTCTCTTAAGCGTAAAGCATTCAAAGCTGATCAGTCTGATAACGGTGCTCCCACTGTTGTTGGCGCCGATGCTCAGCCTATCGATGCTTCAAAGCTTGGCAATGGTTCAACCGGTAACGTAATCATCTATCAGATGTACTACAAAAATGCCGGTCGTGAAGGCATCTCCAGCTCTCTTACTGCTGTGCAAGTCGCAGAGTTCAAAGAGTACACTGGCGATTCCAGCTTCGAGCCAATCGCAGACCTTGCTAATCCTGCAGCGTTTGCACCAGCCGAAGCTCCAGCAACGGACGAAGCAACTGCGAATCCATTCTAATCTCCCTGAGGGCTCACACTACGGTGTGGGTCCTTACTCTACTGCAAACCTCCATCCGACCTATGACGGCTAGCGCCGCCTTTCCAGTGCAACATACGTTTATTTGTATGCTCTGCTTTATTATCGCAGGTACCTAGTTAAGACCACACCAATATCCTAGGCGGTTAGTATCCTGCACATACTTCCTGAGTACGAAGATAAACTGCTCACCTCATTCTCATAGCAGCTCTAGCGTAGTAGCAGTCTCTCCTTCATGCTCCGCTAGAGCGCTTGCTTTTTACTCAACCTCCATCCGAAAGGTTCTCTCATGTCAACTGATTCCGACGACGTAACAGCCGTAGCTCACGTCACTAAAGAGTTTACATTCATCGACCCTCTCAGCGATGGTGAGTGTATGGCTCTTATTCAAACAGCAGAAGCTGATAATATCAAAATCATTATTACCGAATCTCGGCGTATTGTTTTGTTTCCTTGTGACGACTTGCACACTGCCACAGCAATACTTGCCGAAGTTAATCTCATCGAATCAATCGGTTTCATACGCGAAATAGTCGAATGGGATATAACCGGTCTTATAAGCGAATACGAATTACCCATTCAACTAACCCCGGAAGGAAATGATAATGACCAAATTTGATGTATTCTATTACGGCATGCTACTCGGCATTGCTATGATTATCATCGACTATTACTTTATTCCCGGAGGTATGTACTAATGGCCGAAGTAATGCTTAACGAACTTCGTCATGCTATTGATGCATACAAGTTCACAATCACATCAAAAGATGACCCACAATTACTACGGCTAAAGCAACTCATTAGCAACCACAATGCTCGAGTACGCTCTATGGCACGTCGTTTCAATCATTACTCATCTAACCAATTACTCCGTGTCAGTCTCATGGCACGCGGTAAACGCCGTGACAAATACGGCAAGCGTCTACATCCTAACTGTGATTCAAACCTACAACATAAGTATGCTTCACGTTTCGATGTTTACATTCATGCTGATTCTTCAGGTAACTACGAGCTATCTGAAGAAATCAAAACCGGTCTTACTTCAGGCCAACAACGTAAAATCAAAAGCCTTAACTTCGAACGTCTCAAACAAGAATGGGCAGACGAAGAATACCTACGTACTAAAGGCGTCTACATCAGCCATATCGACGGTAATAAAGTCCATATGTCTTACGATAAATACATCGCAGCCGCTCGCGCTGCACATCCTAATATGCCCGAAACTACTTTCAAAAGAATATTTCGTGCATAATCCAACCTTATCCCGGAATAGTAACGGCCGGATACAGAAAGGTTCATCGTTCTATGCTAGCTGAAATCATGACCGCAATCGGATACATACTTCCTGTAGTATTCTTATTGCGTGCAATCAATTATTATTTGAGGTGAACTATGTCTAAACTCGACGATGCAATGATAGCACGTATATCTGCTAATCTTCCCTTTCTGCGTCTAGCTATTACTGACGCTAATACCCACTCACGCGATGAAATTGCAAACTTCTTATGGCAATGGATGCGTTCTAATGAAAATGAAATCGATCGTACATGGCGTCAAGAAGCAATCGAAGCCCGTACACGTCTTAACAATGGTTATACGAAAGCGATGCACTAATGTCAGTTCCTAAAATCATTGCCGACAGATTCTACGAACATTTTGAAAGCGAATTATATGACTTTACTTTCGTTTACAAAACCGAAGCATCTGTAAACAATAAAACCATAATGGAATTATGCGAAGAATCTATTTGTGCAGCTCATGGTATTACACATGAGCAATATGTAAACGAAGAAACCAATATTCCTTACGACGAAATATTCGGCGACTCTGCAGATATGACCGAGCAAGTCGTTAATATTATGCTTGCACAATTCGCGGAGCAACACAATGGCACCTGAAGAAACACAATCAGCCGGTCTATCTCGTCTGCATCTTATGGAAGCTATGTTTCATCTCGACTACGCAATCGAACATCTCGTTAACTTATGTAATGACGAAGTATGTGATGATATTCGTACTGACACACGAAGCGCTCAAAATCAACTCGAAATAATTCATACACATCTATGCGAAGAAACCGACGACCTCTTCAACTTCGACGATTGGCATGGCCTCGAAGCGTTACTCGAACGCAATCGCGAAGCTATCGGTCACTGGTCGGCATATCAATTCAGTGAATGGAAACAATCCGGAAAGGTTCCTACTAATGGGTAAACTAAAGCAACTCGCCATGCATGTTGAAGATACTATTCATGCATGCGTTCAAGACGGCTGGGACGAATGTGAAGGCACTATTGACGAAATGAAAAATGTCACACGTCAAAACATCGACCATCAGCTCGAGCGTATCGCTGAGGAATATGGCTTCGAACTTGAAGATCTTCAAGCCTTATTCAACGATGGCGAAACAATCGAAGACATTATCGAAGATTCAATCTATGGCACATGGGAGGTATAACATGGCTAAATTTGCAATCTATGATGCTACAATCAACGTTAATCCAATCGGTTCTCAAAACCTTTTGTTCAGACGTACTACCGATCGCTATGCAGCTAAAGGTACTATTAGCTCTAACCGTGGCTATCTTAAAGTCTCTCGTAGCACTGCTCCAAAAACCCGTGGTCAATTTGTATCACGACCTGTGTAAAGAAATAAAAAAGCCACTAGAAATACTTCATGTATCTCTAGTGGCTTTATTTACTTTTTACTGACCCACATCCGACAGTTCCTTGATCTTGCGGTCGAGTTCCTCTTCCGTCAAATCAGTAGCATCCAGATTCTTTGTGGTCTGATCAATTCTTTGCAGCTTCGGCTGCTCATACTCTGCTAATGCAATAGCCAGTCTTTCAATTGTATCCTGGTCTTCAGCTTGCATAGCTTTAATCAGTTGCACTTTAAGAATCTCGACAGCTGTCGGCATCTCCGTAATAATATCATCACGGATTTTCTTAAATTCATGCGCGGATAAACTCATTGCTTCTCGCAATGCTTTGTTCCGTCTTCGTGTTTCTGCACCTTTTGCTTGCATAGCGCGAGCTTTCTCAGAGTCCATATAGGGCTTTAGCTGCTTCAGCGAGTTCGGGTGTTTTCCACAGTTTTCATAACCCATAGTAAACCTCCAAGTTAAGTCTTTAAGGAGACATTTAATTTTAATAACCGACATCCGGAGTATGCAGCATGCGAGTTACACCTATAAATCCATACGCAAGGCTACTTCGTGATCCTAAATATAAACACCAAGTAGTTAAAAACAAAAGAAAATATAATCGAAAGCGAGATAAAGATGACAGATTACGGCAGAATAATGAGAGAAATAGAGGCGGAACAAAAGACGGCTAACGCCGCCTCTCCAATCAATAAAAGAAAGGAAGCTGACATGGCGAAGGTCACTGCAGTACAAATTTTACATGAAGCCGCCGAGCTTAAAGAGCGTAAGTCTAAAGACTATCAAGGCGGTACATGGACTGAAGAAGATTACTTCCCGTTCGGAGATACATCTTACATCCACATGATTCATACAAAGTATTTGCGTATGCGCAATATCTGTGAAGGTGATCAGGATACAAACTTCGAAGCACTTGAGGACACGCTAGTTGACATGGCAGTTTACTGCGCAATGTTTGCAGCATATTTGGAGAATAAAAAGAATGGTATTTAATGTAGGTGATAAAGTAGAAAAAGTTGGCGGTGACTATACGTTTGTAGGTGTAATTGTTTCAATATTTGAAAAGCTAAGTGGCGCTATTCGCTTAGTAGTTGAAGATGATCGTGGTGTACTGCATGTATATAGCGAAAAGATTTTGAGGCACGTTGAATAATGGAACTACATACATTCTATGGAACCAATGAATACAAAGACCGCAGGGCTTATGTATTTCTTGAAGAAGACGGCTCATATACTGTAACAATGCTTAAAGATGTTACAATAGTTGAAGACCGTAACATTAAAGGACACTCAGAAACCTATGCAGAAAACTGCGCAGAGAACTGGGTATTAGGTATAATTTAGAAAGGAATTCAAATGGCTTGGACACTTGAATCGCAATACATTGATATTGCTAGAAAAATCATACATAATGGAACAGTAAGAGAAACTCGGAATGCTGTAACACACTCGTTACCATTTCAAACAATGGAATTTTCACTTGAAAGTGGCTTCTTTCCGCTGCTTACGACACGCCAAATGTTTTACAAAGGTGTGCTAGGTGAATACGCCGCAATGATTAGAGGCCCACGGCATGTTAAAGACTTTGAAAGATGGGGTTGTAACTACTGGAATCAATGGGCTAACGAAGATGGTTCGATTGCTGTCGACTATGGTAATGCATGGCGTGACTTCAATGGTGTCGACCAAATGGCGCATGTTATTGACAGCCTGCTTAACAATCCAGCTGATCGTCGCATGGTTATTAGTGGATGGCGTCCTGATAAACTCGATGATCTTAATCTACCCTGCTGTCACCACAACTACCAGTTTTATTCTGACGGTAGCACATTGGATCTACTATGGATCCAAAGATCCGGAGATTGGATGGTGGGAGTACCCAGTGATGTGGTGCTTTCTGCAACTATGCTTCTATGCTTTAGTAGTGTTGCTTCCCTTAGGCCAGGCACTGTTAAGTTTATAGTTGGCGATGCTCATATATACGCAGACCATATTAACGATGCTCATAAGCAAATTAAACGTTTGCCATGGGCTCCACCTAAATACGACTTGAAAAAGCAATCAGATGTGTATTCATTTGAACCATCAGATCTTACAATTTCAAGCTACAAATACGAAGACTCTATTAAATATTCAGTAAAGGAATAAACATGAGCTACCGAGTAAATACCGATGTGCCTTGGCACTATCACATTGAAGACATGCATAACCTATTTGGTGTGCATGATTGGGTTAACAGTAAACTAGACGAAGGAGATATGGAATCTCTAAAAAAGTTTTTAGAATTTCGTATTCAATTTCTGAAAGAAGAACTAAATGAAACAGAAGAAGCATTTAATAACTCAGATCCAGCTGAAATTGTTGATGGTCTTATTGACCTATGTGTTATCGCCATTGGTACACTGGATGCATTCGGCTGCGACTCCGCTGGTGCTTGGGCTGAAGTCATGGAAGCAAACATGGCGAAAGAACCTGGTGTTAAGGCTTCGCGCCCCAACCCTCTCGGTCTTCCTGATCTTATTAAACCTAAGGGATGGAGCGGACCGGATCATACGCATACAACAGGCGTTCTTACAAGAGTACTCGGAAAGGAAGAGTAAATGAAAATCATAGTCTCGCAGGAATTCGTAGATCAATGTATTGCCCGCTCAAATATATACAACGCAGGTCAACGCTCTGAGCAACAGCTTATTAGAGATATTGAATGCGAAATTTTTGAGTACCATATGATTAGCACAGACCAGTGGGATGACCACGATTCTTGGAAAGTTGATGGTGTTTCAGATGTATATGGTAATGTTGACGTAAAGTTTATTGATAAGTTCTATAATATTGCTCATAAGAAAATGGCATACCTCGCATGGCAATCAACAGATGTTGAAACATTTGTATTCTGTGAATGGGTTAGTAGGCCAGAGCGTCTCCTTAAAGCAGGTGATGAAGTCGAAGTCAATGTCGTAGGTATTTTATCTTATATGGATTTTCTTAAAAACCTGCGCCCATCTAAATTTAATGCAGGATATTATGTAAATGCCAGACAAGTTGCCCAAACATATGAGGAGTGATGTTGATCATATTACTGAGCTACCTTTCGAAATAATTAAGTGCCCATCGTGTGCTATCTTATACCAAAGAATGTGGATAGATAGACTCGATGATCACTGCCCTAAATGTCTCAACAAGCATATGCTAGAAAGAGAAACCAATGAGACTAACATTTGATATTGAAACTGATGGGTTAGACGCTACCAAAATATGGTGTCTAATCATGGAAGATATTGATACAGGACGTATCATGAAGTATACTGATCAACCTATAAAGTGCAATGGTGATATTGCAACTGGCTTAAACATGCTTAAAAATGCTGAGCTACTTGTTGCACATAATGGCATTGGCTTTGATGCGCTTGTCATACTAAAGCTATATGGTGTTGATCTATACAATAATAAGTTCTTTGATACATGGATTGCATCACAAGTTCTTAATTACCGCAGACCACACAAGCATGGCTTAGCTGGCTGGGGTGAACACCTAGGCTATCACAAGCTACACTTTGATAACTTCTCAGAGTTCTCTGAAGAAATGGTTACGTATTGTGTACGTGATGTACAACTGAATACTGTAATCTTTAAGAAGCTAATGGAAGAACTCACTGCGCTTGCTGCTAAGCAACCCCTTATTCGTGAGGGTTTGAAAGCAGAAATGGAGGCTGCAAAGTTTGATGCTTACTGTAGACATTACGGATGGCAGTTCGATACTGATAAAGGTAAAGACACACTCGACAAACTTATCAATCGTATGAAATACATTGAAGGTGTAGTCGAACCACACTTACCAGACATCGTTAAGTACAAAGATAAAGTTGCTAAGACTCCAAAGTTTACAAAGAAAGGTGAGTACACTGCAACAACTGCACGTATGCTTACTGAATACTTTAAGCGTGAAGTTAAATCAACTGATACACATATGCTTGCAGCTGGTCGAGAGTTTCAACGTAAAGAAACAATCAAAGCCACACTCGGTAATATGGAACAAGTCAAAGAGTATCTTTACTCAATTGGCTGGGAACCAGATGACTGGAAGATGGAGCGCGGTGTATATGGCTGGGAAAAGAAATCACCTAAGCTAACATCAACC